TCTGCCTGAGCAATTGCTCTTTTTAATTTTTCTTGATCAATATAGTTAATTGTATCTTGCCATGTTTCAGGTTGTGTAGGCTGTCCACCGTCTTGTTTCTTTTGAATATATTTTCCTGTCTCACTATCTTTTTCCACATATATTCTATCATATATTTCAAAAGGTTTAGTTAAACCTAATACCTCACCAAAGTTTATACTACCACCTAAACCTCCAGCTTGGTCAAACTTATCATAATAAGATATATATGTACCATTATCATCTTCTCCTAATCCTGTAAAATAATTACCAATAGCATTTAATTGATGATCATCAATATCATCTACTTCTTTATAACCTGTAACTTTATAATTATTTGTATCTAATTGTATTTCATTATCATCTGCACTCATTATTAAATCAGGTCTGGTTTTATTAGTATAAAAATTTCCAGTACTAACTCTATTATAATTATCTATAACTTCTTGAACAAGTTGTTGATTTTTATTTAGAGATATATATTTAACATCAGTATCTTTTGCTTTTGTAGGTTTTGTATTACTAACTTCAAGAATATCATCTTCTAATGTTCTACCTGCATAGTATCTATATAAATCAGCCAATCTACTTTTATGATGTTGGTCACCCGGAATATCTCCTGCAACTAAGGAACTTAATAAAGGAACACCTTCAAAATCTCTAAAGTTCTTTTCCGTACCAGTTTGAGCTTTAGCTAAAGCTTTGCCTCCACATTTGTGACATGTGTCTATATCAGATCCACCATCAGCAGCTTTCCATTCCCAACCACAGCTGTTGCACTTCATGGTTTTGTCTAGTAATCCACCACCACGTTGATAGGCTGTTTTTCTTTTTCCATCTTCATCTTTAAAATATATATCTTCAGAAAGGCCATCTTTTTTTCCTTGCTCAGTTCTTACATATCCGTCTGGTAAAAGATTGTTATATGATAAATACCTTATTACTTCATCTTTTTTAGAATCATCTATACCCAATGACCCTACAATTGACCCAACATAATTATTAAATGTGTCTTCTCCCATTTCTTGAAGCTTTGCCAAGAATGGTCTTTCATCTCCACCAAATATAGTTCTTAACTCATGCCCTATACCCATTACATTAGCACCTACAAAACCAGCTGCTTTGTCTACACCTACAAAATCTAATAGACCACCTACGTAAGGTATATCTCTAACCTTTTGTTGAATTGCTTCTGCAGCATATCTGCCTCCTGAAGCATGTCTCATATTATCTGTATTATTTAACTCTTCATTATTCTCAGAAAAATTCTTAGCTTTGTTATTTATATCACCTAATGATGTATTAATTAATTTTTCAAGATCATATAAAAAACTTTTATTAGGTACTGCAGCTTCATCTGGTATTTCTGTACCATCTTGAGCCATAGGATATTCATCTACATAATTTGCATTTTTAAAATGGTGTTCACTACCTGGCATCATCATTGTTCCTGGACCAACATTAGGTTGAGCCCATACTGGATATGGCACATCTTGCATAGTAATGTGATTACTTTCAATCCGTGTATTTTTTCCTGGATGATTCCATTGCCCTTTTGGATCAACAATTATTTCATTTGGTCCTCCCGGTAAGCCTATCTTCTTTTTATGTGCCATTATCTTTGTGATAGTAAAAGTTTAGTATTATTTAATCTCAATAACATCTTTCTGTTTCCTGATACATTCCTACGTAAAATTAAATTATTAGAATAGTGTCTAAACTTTTTACGTTGTGTAGGTGATTTTTGATAATTTAAATTAAGAGTATTTAATGGTCTAATATAACCATTAGACTCTGTATTAAATATTGATTGCTCAACATTTGTAAATTCTCCTCTATCATTAGTTATATCCCAAAACTGATTAAACCTAAATTTGTGTTCTACTTTAGATACTAATACATCTATACTATTTAGATTTACTATTGGATAAGTTAAATTATTCCAAGGGTTATTTACAGGTTGTGGATTTAACACTAATAAACCTGAAACCTGATCATTGTTATATATAATAGAAGCATCAAAATTAAAATCTAAATCTTCCCACTTATCACCACCACACATATTGTATTGTGGATCTCCTTTATATACATAAGTTTCTAATTGATATTCAAAACTTCTTATTGTATTTACTGATTGGCCAGTGTTAGAAATTAAATCAATCTCCCATGGGTAATCTGTAGTATAATAATTAGCAAATGAATCACAACGTACATTATGTCTCCAAATACCACCATATACATAATTAGCTTGTGTACTTACGTAATAAAAATAATTACATTGAGCAGGATCAGTTTGTACAAAATTAGGATCACCAATTTGATAAATCAATGGTGCACTGTCTGGACAAGTTCCTAGCTCTGTTATAACTGTCCCAGGTACTGTAGCCGGTGGACATTCACATTCTACTTTTCTACATATAGGTCTTTCAACTGGATCATCAGTACATGTACCAGTAGCTGAACTATATGTTGATGTAGTTGGGTCAGGGTAAACTAGTGTGTAACCTGTAGGGCATTCACATACAAAAGGTGTAGAACAAACATCACCAGCTATTGCTGTTGCTGAAACCAGCAATGAATTATTATTATTAGCTGCCATTGTATATTGATTTGGGCCCGGTCCAGCATTATATGTTGAATTACTAATACTATCTAATAATGCAGAAGTACCTGGTACTGGATTAGTTGATCCACAATAAACAGCATAAATTTCTTGCTTCTGACTATCTTGCAAATCTATCAATGCTGATTGATTTGCTCCAGATGCCCAATTACCAGTATTAGCATTTGGCTGTGAACCTGAAGCAATAAGAGGTGATTGATATTGAGGTGTACCGTTTGCAGTTTGAGTTGCTTGAGTTCCTGCTGTTCCATCTGTTACAACAATTAAAATTTGCTTAAAACTAGGGTCTTGTGTTCTTGCTGGGTAACTTGCACTCAAGCTAGAAGCAGCTTTATTGTTTAGCATTGCTAACCCTCCATTACCTCCTAAAGGATTGTTAACTCCTCCAGAACCAAAAATAGCATTATCAGCATTAGTACCCCCACCACCAGGCCAAGCTGCAGTATACAGATTACATAGTGATACACCTGTTGCTGTATTACTCATACTTACTGTACCCTGAAGTAGTTGAGTGCTATTGTTTGCCCACATTGTAGTACCTATTTGCATTGTGCCTGCAGCCAATGCGGTTGTTACTTCAGGGCTATTCATAAATACATCTAACCAACGTAGTTGTGCAGTTGCGTTTTGTGTATCTCCCATGACTCCTGTACCGGGAACTTGATTTCCTCCAATAAACTGCATAGGAATATATTGTGGAGGACCAGCTGGTGTAGTACTTCCTGATACATCCATTGCAATAACAATATCCAATAAACAATTTGTTGCACCGCCTGTAACAGTGGCTGCAATATTATCTACAGTTACTTCTGATAATTCTGTTTCGTTTATACTTATTTCACATAAACCATTTACTGGATTAAATGTATAACCTGGTGGACACTGTGGATTATCTAAATCTTCAAATTGATTAGTTGTAAAGAAATGATTAATACTAGGCAATGCCAACCCTGGATGCCAATCATGAAAAGATATCCAAGCTTTTGCTTTTGGATCATATGATACAGTCCATGAACAATCATCAAAATATATTGGATCACCTATGTCTACAGGAATGCGTAAACCACCTAAAGTAATTGTAACTGGCTTAGTTATGCTATTTATGAATTCAGCTCCTGCTATATATTGTGGTTTAAGCTGGTAATCTTTTTTCATAAAATATACTATGTCATCTACTGAATCATAAATAACATGACATCCAACTCCTGCAACTGGATTATCTGACCAAACAGATTTTTCAGAGTTAGGGAATTGTTTTATAAATTTAGATGGTAAATATTTTGCAAACCACCATTTCATACCTTGATTAGATATAGGGTCTAAACCTTTACCACCATATTGGAATATTTTACCTTGTGCTTGAGATATAAAAAATAAACCTAATGGAGTATTTATTACACCTCTTAAACTTTCTGATGAGCCATACTCATTTGATAAATCTGCATTAGCAACATTTTGAAATGGTTGACTAAATAATCCTCCATCACCTATTGTAAGTTTTGTATTTAATTGAGTCTTCAATGTATCAAGACCTTGAAACATTTGAGGAGATAAGTGAGGGAAAAATATTAATGCACCATTTTTATTTATAGGTTTAATTACACTAACATCATTCTTAAAGTCTTTATAATTATTTTGTAAAAACACTCTCCAGAAATCTTTCTTAGATTCTTCTTGAGCTTGTAGTGAATATATTAATCTTTTAGGATAATTTACAAAACACTCTTCAGCTGTTATTGGATCATAATCCAAAGGTTGTAATAAACCAAAGCTTGTCATTTGTGTAGGAAACTTGCTTGGGCTTAATGAGTCATCATATTTGTAAAAGTTATCTGCCTTCTCAATTTTTGCATGAAACAATTCATCTACATCATTGTAATCATATGGTTCATATATTCTTTTCTTAGGTTCATCTTCCCAATCTCTATTAGCTAAATTTACATCTGACTCAGTATAAAAATCTAATATACCATTAGTATGTGTATATCCATATGCATATCTCATTTCAAAGAAACCATTAGGATCATCACCATTCCATGTAGATGCATCAAACATATCACTACATGAGTTTTCTCCCCTGTCTAGATAGTATAAATCATTTGGAACTATATCATCCCATCCACCAAATATACCTGAGAGACCTAAACTTGATATTGCTCTAGCTAAGTTAGTTATATCAAACCTTTGTGAATTCATCCAATATCTTGGGTATGGTATATTTACATACAAAGCATAATCAAATGTGAACCCATCGGGTTGACCTAATAAATACCTAGTATATATAGGCATAATATTTTTTTCAGTATATCTTCCAACAAATGTATCCCCTGCAAATATTGGTTGAGAAGAATATAAATAGGCTAGAGGTTTTTCAGGATCTAGTAATTCAACACAACCTCTCATGGGTATTTGTTTTATACCGGATAGTTGACCGTACTGATTATCAAAGTTAAACTTTAATGCACCATAATGTCCTGATATATTTGAACTACGTGGATTGTCTTTTCCAGGTGATAAAAAATAACTATCACTATGAACATTATCAGTACCATCAGCATTAACTGAACCTCCTACCACAAATCTAGAGTTGTCTTCAACAGTAGGATCATCTATATTTTTACTTAATGAAACAGCAACTGTGTTTGGTCTAAATAAATTATTTATTTTATATTTACCATTATCAAAAGTTTGAAAAGAAGAACCTATATAATTTGAGTCTTCATTCTTAATTCTCCATAAACCACTACTAACAGGAGTGAAATCTGTAAACTGCCCATCAGAATTGTACTTCCACATGTAATCACGGAAATCAGTTGAGTTATAAAAACCATCAATAATTTCATTACCTGCAATGGCAATGTTGGTTTGCATACTTAATATATTTGTAGCTATCCTAAGAAACCTTGGTAAGTTTGATATATTAGTATCTTTTAATTTAGTAGTTTCTACTTTACCACTTTGAACACCTGGTATTGCACCGTCTTTAGCATTATTATCAGCGTTTCTTTGTTCAGCATTATCTGTACCACTAGCACCAGCATATAAATCAGCTAAACCAGCTAAACCAAATCCTCCTTGAGCTCCTGACTCTGGACCTAAATCTATTGTTCCACTAGCGTTCATTAGAGTTCCAGAATCTTCTCCAGATCTTATAGCCTCGTTTCTAGCAGCATCAATGTAATCATCAAATCTACTATCCCATGGTTGTTGCCATTGACCACCACTAATTTCTCCACCACTTTCTTGAGTTCCAAGTACTACTACTGGCGGAATAGATGCTGTAGTAACTGATAATTGACCACCCCTACGTCTTTTTCCATCTATTTCTATTCCTTCTCCAGTAACACTAGATAGGTTAGTACTATTGCTTGTAGCATTTCTACCAGTAGTACCTCTTAATTGATGTATTGCATATCCAAACCCAATTATAGCTGAAGCAAATGCAGCAATACCTCTTATTATTTTTTGTTTAGGATGATCTTCTGATGGTATAAAGTATCCTGATGACCTACCTGATATCTGACCATATAAACGTGTCTCATATGCATTTAAAAACGGTTTTGTAAAGTTTAAGTCAGGTGATGAAAATGTAAAAACTGATTGTGAATATCCTGATTGTTCACCATCTACTATTCCTGCAAAACCTAAAGGTTTAAATCTATCTATTGAATCACCAAAATTATCACACCCATTTGTTAATTTATCATTTGTTCCATTCTGAAAATATACATCAGGTCTTAAATCATTGTATGGATGGTTAGGATATAATCCCTGTACACCATTACCTATTAAGTCTTCAGGATTAGGTACTTTATATTTACGCATGTTTCTAAACAAGCCTTTTCCTAATATAGATTTAGCTCCTAGTCTTGAGCCTTTTAATAACTCATAACCTACTACATTTGGAATATATGTACCATCATTATATTTAGGTCTACCAATATTATTAAATTGAACTCCTAAAAGGTTTATTAAATCATCTCCCGTATTTGATAAAGCCAAAGTAGGGCCGGTTTCCTCTGTGGGCATTTTATGATGCCTGATAAATTCACCACATAGGTCACCCCAAATATCTGGTTCATTTGGATATCTTTCTGTTGATTCCCAAAAACCCATTTTACCTCTTGATGTTATTGTTGAGCCATCAGGTAATTGACTTACAGCTGTACTTTCAACAGTAGCGGTATTATATACTTTAAATAATTTTTCACCATCTACAGTATTTAATACATTATCACCACTAAAAAGTTGGTCTTCATTATATGGTACACCTCCTATATTAACTACTTCTGGAGCTCTACCTGGAATATGATATGAAGAAGATCTTTCACCTGTATTATATATCCATCTTATAAAAAATGCATATTGTTCATCCCGTAAAAAATTATATTTATTTCCTCCTTTATGATAATAGTTAGATGGTACTGAATTAGTAACCCATTCTACTTTTATATCATTTGCAATAGGTTGATAATTAAAATCAAATTGTTCAACAGGCCCTTGTCTAATAAGCCAATCATTTACAACAAACATTGATTCAGACTTTTCATAAGCAGGACTCATCAAAGGAATTTGTACTAAATCAATAGCAACCAATGCCTCATCTATATAATCAATATTAATTTTCTTTTGTTGAGTACTATATAGACCTATCTTTTTTGCAGATGTTTGACCTTGATTTCTTCTTAATATAACTAATTCATAATAGTCATACTTTTCATCTAAATTAGATACAGATATATCTAATGAACCATTAGTACCTAAATGACTAAATATAGTTTGTATATTGGATATACCAATATAGTCTCCTACTTTTTGTTCATTTTCTGTGTAAGCTATAAATGCTTGATACGCTCCATTAGCTACTTGACCTGAATCAACTGATTGTGTTATTTCAACACAAGGTGTATCTACTAACGGTGCTAATCTTATTTTTTCACAATTTAATGTTCTTGGTATTATATCTGCAAACTCAACACAATCAGATCCATTAATATCTGGACCTGTAATTTGTTCTTGTTTCCATGGGATCTTATCAATATTTAATGTTCTAGATGGATTGTTTCCATCATCCCAATATACTTGCCATGTACAGTCAAAGTTTTCTTTAGATGCACCTGTTATTAAAAATTTCTTATTAAAATTTAAACATTGATCATTTACTAAAGCTGTATACTTACATTCACTATCATCAAAAGTTCCTATCTCAGAATTTATATTATCCGTAGAATAAATAATCCATTCATCACCATATCTATGTATTGCTCCAATAACAGTATATGGGATAACACCACACAATAAATTTGATGGCTCATTCCCTATTATTCCTAAATCTCCATCTTCAGAATTGTTTGCTACATTACGTGCATGCCACCATGACTCTTTACTTTCAAAGGAAGGTGTAACATCTTTGTTCATTCCTTTTGTAAATGAATTTGTATTTACTGAGGATGATCCTTGACCCTGTGTACCCCTTGGTGAAGAAGATTTCTTTTTTGCCATAATATATTACTTCTTTAATATGATGTTGATGATCCTAATGTAGAAGGTCCTGTAACAACTCTAGGATTGACAGGGGCATAACTTAAAAACATATTGTAATAATTATGATACTGCGCTCTTCTATTCATAGTCCATACCTTTCTCATTTCTGCAAAGTCTGGTGTATTAACAAAACTTAATGCATTATTTCTAGCGGCTCTTAATCTTGTTTCAACTAAACCTAATTGCTGAGAAACATTCTCACCATTCCAAACCATGTTTTCTAATATTCTTTGTTTCATTGCATACTCATAATATTCATTACAGTATGGTTGATCTAATACTAGTAAATCACCAGCAGAATTTTCCATTGCTCCTTGAAAGCTTAAATAAACCTTACCTGTGTTGAAAGTTGTAATTAAAAAACCATCTTTAATTTCTGCTATATCTACTGCTTGTGCACCTAGACTTGGGCAATAGCAAACTTTATCATTAACATTTTTAATTCTTAGCTCAGTCCAATCTGTGAATGTTCTAAATTGACCTGCCCCAACTCTTTGTACTAATTGATAACTATTTGTATCATTACATGTTTTAACAACACATACATCTTTACATGCTTCCCCATCTTCACATGGTACTGATTCACCTGGCGCTGGTACATAGGGTACATCATTAAAAGTTTCTACATGAGTACCAGAAGGCATTGTATTATTAACTGTATATTCTCCGCATTTAAAAGCATAATTTAAATATTGAAAGTCAAATGGTAACTGCCCTTTTCCATGTTCAATATCTATTACTACTTCTTTAGTTCTATGAATCTTTAAACCCAAATCATAGTTTACTCTAGTTGCAACTTTTATCAATTGAGCAGGTTCTATCATTCCTTCTAACGCATAGTTAGAAAAATCAATAGATACGTCTTCCATTAATTGACTAAATGTTCTATATTTTTGTGATACTCCCATTATTATTGTTTTATGTTCTTGCTAGGTTACGTTTATTATCTGAATCATCAGATGGTATTTTTAATGTACCTACCATAGTCTGAATTACTTGACTTTCTATTTCAGCAAACAATGCTTCAGGTATGTAAATTTCTTGTTCATATCTAGGTGTACAGTCATCTTCTGTGTCACAATTCCATTTTGTAATGTCTGAATCAAATACACCTTCAACTTTAATTGCATCCCATGCTATATTTGGACAATAAATATATCCATCTAACCACCAAAAATATAACGTGTTGTTATATCTAAAAGATGTTGTTTTAGTCATTGAAGTATATGTACCAGGTTGGGTACCTTGTAGCTCTTGTGAACCATCTATTGAACTAATGGTACGTATTAGAGGGCCCCAGTAACCTTCAAACATTGAAGGTAATCTATGTTTTGTACGTTTTATTGTACAACCACTTTGTATTCCAGCACAGTGTGCTTCTACTTTATCTACGTCAATCAATTCTACATATGGTAATGTTTTCCATACTGAATTAAACTTCATTAATTTATTTGCATAGTCTTGCCTTCTCATTAAAACTTGAGCATACTTTTCAATTAGACTGTAAATATATCTATCTGTAGTAAATGCATCTTGAACTTCAGCTTTTACTTGACCTCTAATTCTAGATACTACGTCTGCTATTGTTGCCATGTTTTTTATTTTTCAAATTCATTATAATACTTTAATGCTTTGTTGGTTTCTTCAGGGTTTTCATCATATAAATGAGCCACCTTATATTTATTTTTCATAACTAAATACTTTGTCCAGTTGTTAGGGTAACTCTTTGCAACAGTTCTTTTAAATTCTCTACATGCTACAAACCTCCACAACTCTCTATTTTTAAATCTATACTTTGTAGAGTAGTTTGTATAAAATATTTTACCTAAATTTCCATCTGTCTCCCAGTTTTTATTTTGTAAAACTTTACCATATTGTTTTGATAATGCATAATTTGTATTAATAGATTTAGAAGATGGACATGTTCCAATAAACAAATAACCTAATGAATCAGGTAATTCTACCCCATCTCTATTTTCTACTACAGTATTCCAAAGTTTGACATTATATAATTTAATTATTTTTTTTAATTTAACGTTATCTATATCTGAGTACAAAGGCTTTTTTTCTTTAAACTCTTTAATTGTTTGTTCATTTAACAACCCCAGTCTTTTCTCTCTATATCTTGGAGCATTTAAATTAGGTTTTTTAAAATTGTTGATCATACAGTTATATTTATAATTTACAAAAAAAAGACCACTTAATGAAATTAAAAGTAAGGTCTTTACAATGCTTGGTAAGTTAATTCACATATATTGCCCATAGTAGGGTGTTGTATTTCTAGTTTACCTGAACGTCTGTTACCTACATATTTGTTGCTGTAATGATAGTAATCTGTTTTACCTAGGCTAGGTAGAGTCTTTTCTATAAAACCTGCTGTTTCATTTGATGTCATATATTCAACCTTTCTATCTGTATGTATATGACCTTTAAATAATGTTCTATTTGTTGTGTCACCCCAAGCCTTTGGGTACTCTGATGCATATATTAAAGGATTATTCTTGCTACGCTTATCACCATGTTCAAATGCATTAAAGTTATTATGCCATACATGAACCTTTCTTTCTTCATATTTTACATCCCATATTATTTTATCACACTCTATTGATCTTGAGAGAGCATGAGCTAAATGAAAAGAAGAAAGTCTATCATGATTTCCAGGAACATATACTACAACTAAATTATCACAGTGAGCTTTAATATATGTTACTGCCCAATGCATTGCATCAAATGCTTGCACATAAGCCTCTGTAGCGCTCATACAGTTGTCTAAAGGTGTTCCGCTTGTAGTTGTGCCCTGAAAGGTATCCATGTTGATTAAATCACCTCCTACAACAAAGTACATGGTTTCTATGTGATGTATAGCATTTGCTCTACTTACTAAGTTCTTAACTGTATCTTCAAAATCTTTATCTATGGTATCATTACCTTCTTTTCCAAAATGAATATCTTGTAGAGATATCACTGCACAATGTGGATCATCAGTAAATTTATTTTTATAAGGTATATTTGATATTTTATATTTTTTGGGAGTCCAGTTTTTCAGTAAGTCTTCAAATAGTTTTTCTTCTGGATTTTTTATTTGTGATACTAATGCTGAAACTCTCCAGTGATCACCCATTTGTTTATTCCAATACTGAGATAATTTCCATTTATCAGTATCTATCTTTAGTAAGATTATTATTTCTTCTGCACTTTTAGGCTCATGATCAAAAGTTCCAGATAACTTCCCAGTTCCATTTTCTAAATCAATTGCTTCTGCAATTTGTGCATTGTCTGCAGCTTTACTGAAAAATATTGATTTCTTTATTTTGTTTTTTCTTTCTGCTAATAATTCTTTTTTTACTTTCTTATACTGCTTTTCTGTAATGTTCAGTTTTTCAGCACAATAAGATGGGTGCTTTTTCCATTTTAAACTGTCAAGAACTTTTTGCTTTATATTATCCATAAGTTAAATAATTTGATTTTTTTATTGTAAAGATAAGAAAAAAAAAAGAGACTGGAATATATCCAGCCTCTTCCAACGTTTGTAGTAGAAAACCAACAAACCACCACGTGTTGTTTTTTTATGCTGCTAGAGTAGAAATTAAAAGCTCTATTGGTTTGCATGCAGCACTGTTGCCGTTATCAACAACTTTTACTTTATATGCTGTACTTGCTACTAAATTTGTTATAGTAAAATTATTTACATTAGTAACAATTGGTGTACTATTCTGTAGCGTCCAGATATTACTTCCTCCACCTATTTGAGGTGCAGTATATATATTAATACCCGTGCTATTACTCCATATACCATTCCACAATACTGAGATAGTACTACTAGTTATTACACCTGCATATACATTATATGGATCATGCTGAACATCATTAGACGTACAAGCCCCTAACCCATTTGATAGTATCATAGAAAACTTTTGTATAATAGAATCCAACCGTTCACCGGAGGTTATAACTATTTTACTATTAGTATCACCTATTTGAAATGATGTACCCGTATAGCTTACACATGCTGCACTTTGAACATCATTACATCTTTCACTACCTACACTACAATCAGTATAAGTACATGCATTAGTTAATGCTGTATCAGCACAACTACATTTATTACTACATTTTGTACAATTACAAGCCATTTTTTATTTTTTATTTTATGAGCAACCAGCTATTATATCAGCACTAATTTGTGATGCATCAGCAGATGCATTCCAAACCCCACCTGTTTGTGTTGCTAATTCTCTCCATGGGAAAATAGGATCTGTTACAGGAGGTATTACTCCTGATAAATTTACTCCAGGTCCACATACATTATATTTAATTCCATTAGTATTTGCAAATGCAATCATTGACTGAATACCAGACCATGTTGTTGCATTAAATGCATCAGATGTTCCACCTGGTAAAGCATCTGTTATAATAATAACATACTTAGCTACATTGCTTCTAAGAGTTCCACTTAATGCAGCACCCCCTACAACTAACTGAGATGCATAATCTGTTGGTTCAGGAAGTCCATTACCATCTCCAAGATTTACACAAGTACCATCTACCCCTCCATTTAATTTATCTAATTGTGTTGTAAACGTTGCACCATTGTTATTTGCAAATTGCTCCCATGATGTTATAAATTGATAATTTCCTCCAGAGCCTAAATTTGAAACTCTTTGAGATGCTGGTAAACTTGTATAGTCTACACAAGAAGCATATAATGGTGAACTATTAACTCTTTCATCAGCAGTAATTAATGCTAATCTATAGTCATTAGATCCTGATGCTGTATCTATTGTACTAACAAGAGAAGCTACACCTGATTTTACACCATCTATAATATTACTCATACTACCTGTATAATCAATAACAAATGCTACATCCATACCTTCTGTACATGGTGCTGCACCAGCAACTGTTACAACATCTACTAGTATTGGGCATACCTTAGTAGCCCCATCAATAACTACTGTAAGTCTAGCTTGATATGCTGTATTAGGAGTTAATCCTGTAAAGTTATGTGATAAGCCTACTCCTGGATTGTTGAATACATGTGATTGTACTACAACAGAACTTTGAAGTAAATCTAAAGTATACTGAGCTGTTATTCCTAAATTATTTGCAAAGCTTAATTCAGCTTCTGTTCCGGTTACTGTTCCTACTAACACGGTTGGGCATGGTATAATTCCATTTGATAAACTTGCTATTCTTGTTTCACATGTGTCAGTTCCATTTGATACTACAAAGTCAACTGTAATGCTTATGTCTTGAAATACATTTAATGATCCTGTAGATATTTGTATACCGGATGCATTATTTTGTAATGATGCTACATTTACTACTTCACTTAATGAAGATCCATTTGCATCAGTAAGTGTAATTAGTGAACGTCCTGATGTATCATTAAAACCAGTAGGTATTGTAGAACTAGTAAAATCAAAATTAATTGCTTCTATCACTCCTACTGTATCTAATCTTACTGCTGTTGTATATCCAAATATGACTGAGTCACATCCGCCTGGGCAGCAATTAGTTTGTATACTTTGAATTGCATTATACATATCATCAATAACCACCCATGCATTTTGCACAGACTGTGCTAATGTTGAAGGTGATGTATTGTAACCTCCTATTGAATTATATGTTGCACCTTCTACACTCAACATTGATGTTGAGCCAGTTATTATTGTTTGAGCTACAGCATTACTAATTAATGCTGGTGTACCTACAGCATCTCGCAAAGCACAAAAAGCACTTTCAAGTGCCAGTACTACAACGGATACATCTGTTAATTGCCCAACTGTACTAACACAGGTTGGAATAATTTGTACTTCGTCTGATGTACCAATTTGGCATACACCACCAACAAACACACAATTTTCTATTAAAGTTAATCTTGAAGTTATATTGGCAATCTGAGCTTTAATGTCAATTATTTCCTGAACATTTCTACATACCTGTTGTGCTATAAGAGTAGCATACTCATCTAAAGGTAATTCAGTTACAGGATTTCCATTTGCATCGTTATATTCTAAACATTGCTGCAATGTCATTATTGGCATGCTAGCAGTAGTAAGGCGTGTAACAACTGGTGTTGTGTCAGCATTAGCACATATCTGCACTACCATAGCCTGTAATACAGGTACAATTTCAGTAGGGTCAGTACCTGGTAAGTCTAAACATGATAAATCTAACCCTGTTAAATTAGGGTTTGCCTCAACCCCACTTTCTATAAGATCACACAGTTTAGTAGCTAATTTGAATACTACTTCAGAAATAGAATCTCCATTACATAAGTCTATGCATGAGATGTCCGGTCCTTGCCATATTACACAATTAGAAGATATACTGTCACATCCATTTGTGGTGCCGCTTGAGTTTGTTGGAATCATAAATGTTTTATTTTACTATAATGTACTGCCGTATTGTAAACTATACATTTATAATATACAAAATTTTTTAAAACCAAACAAGTTAATGCTAGTTTTAAAAAATTTTGTAAACACTTATGGGAATAAAATCTAAGCTTTTTCTAGAGAAGCATCTTCTTTTTCAATATCAGATATAGCACCATCTTCAAGGCTAATATTAACTGAACCATATTTTGTCTCTAATGATTCACTTAAAGTTTTCCATTCAGCTTGCAATTCTGAATGTTTAGATACTAATTGATTCTTAACTAGTTCTGCATTACCAATGTTCATTAGTAATGTATTGATTTGATTTTGAAGCTCTTTTACTTCAGTCAATTCCTTTGAAGAAATCTTTTTACTTTTCTTTGCCATTATAATTGGTTTTAAATGTTTGTATACTTTTCAAAGATAATAATAATTTTTAAACTACCAAGGTAGAACCTCATTCTTTTTTAAACCTGGAAACAACTCTTTAGCAATAATGTCTCTCATGCCTGATATATAATCATCTCTTAGAGAATCTTTTAAAAATACAACTACTTCTTTCTTATTTAAAGATTTAATGTCTTTATCTAGTATATCATTATTGTCAGAGGCTTTTATTAAATATGTACCACTAACTGAAATACTATTTGGTTCATTAGAACTCTTAAGTGATTTGGGAATAAGTAAGGTTCCAGTATATGTATAACCAATTTCAAGAATTCTTTTTACAGCATCTGTTTGTATTGATATAATATCAAATGAATATCTAGCTGATAAATATTCTTTGACAACCGGTTTAGGTTTAACTATTGCTTTTTTAACTACAACTTTTTTAGCAATAGGTTTCCTTACTATTGGTTTTCCTATTGTTATTGTATTAGCTTTCTTTACTTTTTTCTTTTTCATAATGTATTTTTAAAATTGACAAAAACCTACTGAGGAAAAGTTCCCTTTAACACTATCCCATACTCCCCAACTTTGACCATCTGAATACGCACCACTTGTTGCATATACTCCTACTTTACAATCACCATCAGAAAATAGTTGTCCTGCTATCCAGTTTTGACCTGGATTGTTGCTATATACTTCTACAGACCCTGCAAAACACGCATCTTGTCCAGATCTATACTTTTGAGTAAAGCGCAACTCTATAACTTCACATTCTGCTGGTGGTGCATAGTCTTGATCATAACTATACCACTCACTCATTGAATGAGGTGTTGATGTATTAGGTTTAGATGGGCTATTAACATTTAATGCTGGAAAACTATTTAGTCCACCACCATTAATTAAATCAGTCATCAAAATAGGATAAAAAAGAGTTACTGTACTATTATAGTTACCTACTTTTCTTTCTCTTGCTAAACCTAGCATTGTTAATGTGCCTGATGCTGGAACTGCCATTTTACTTTAATTGTTTTTTAAGATCTTCTACTTCCTTAGTAAGTTCTTTAACCGCTTCAATTAGTACACCCACAATGTTACCGTAGGCAACAGATTTATATTCTTCTCCTTCTAATACAACTTCTGGTAAAACTTTCTCTACTTCCTGTGCAATGACACCTAAGCCACGTTCACCGTCTTTATCAAAGGTAACACCTCTTAATGCATTAACCTTCTCTAGTGCATTAGGAATAGTCTCTATGTTTGTTTTAAGCCTTTCATCTGAGTATGCAGTTACATTACCACTTGCTACAAAATTACCTGTAACACTTACTTGTGTATTATTTGCTTCTAATCTTTCAACGCCACCTGTAACTACTCTCCACTGATCAGCTGCATGAAACTGCATGTATGTATTTGTATCACCCGTATGATAAATTGCACTTGGTACGTATAAACTTCCACCTACTGTGAAATTACCAGCAACAACATTACCATTAGATGATAGATTACCTAAGCCAACTTCTGCCGGAGTATCAATAGTACAGTTTAATGTAACAGTACCTGAAGTACCTCCACCAGACATTCCTGTTCCAGCAGTTACTCCAGTAATATCACCTGTATTAGTAGTATACCCTGCACCATTGGTAATATTTTTATTGTCTAAAGATATATTAGAAGCTCCATTAAAACTTACACCTGCTATTGTTCTACTTGTTTTTAATTGATCTGCGTATCTAGAACTATCAACTCTGACACCATATGTGTTAGATCCATTATACCCCATCAAAGTTGGATAGCTAGCACTCCAAACAACGTCTGGATTTGTGTTGTTTTTAGACACACCTGTTGGTGTTGTGCTATTTGATGCATCAAATATGGTGTGGTTATTACCGTAGTTTTTCCACATCATTTGACCAATGACTGCGTTATCTGTAGCTCCTTTATAATTTGTTCTACTAGTGCTAAAAGTTGTAGCTGTACCTGCATTACCAGAAATTGTAGTCTGAACAATATTAGGAGAGGTATTTCTAAACTGAGTACCAACTAATGATAATCCTGTACCTGCCGTATATGTTGTGTTAACGTATGAAGTTATATAACCCGCACCATTAGTTAATTGCTTGTTATCAGTAATATAGTTTGCGTTAGTTGCTCCTGTGAATCCTAATGTTCCTAGAGTAAGGTTCCCACTATCATAAACAGTTTTTATAGTGCCCCATGTTGTATCACTGGTAGCTGTACGTCTTTTTAAATTATCTCCTGTAAATAATAACTGCTCTTGTCTATGACTTGCATTCCAAGATGACCACTTAGATATAGTTTCAATTGCGTGCCATCCATCTCCACCTCCACCTGTATCAGCACTGCTTTGGAAATCCCATTGAGCATATCTGTCATTGTAGTAAGATGGTGGTCTTTGTGAACCCCTACTATCTGTAATATATACTCTATCGTTTGTAGAAGTTAGGTATCCGTTTCCATTAGTTAACTGATTATTGTTGGTAATTGTATTGCTAAATACTGTTCCTGTTAATGCTAAACCTGTTCCTGCAGTATAAGTTGTGTTAGTATCTTTGGTAACATAGCCCGCACCGTTAGTAATGTTAGCATTATTCAATGCAATGTTAGCGGTTCCATTAAAAGAAACACCTGCAATGAGTCTAGCATTTAATAACTTAGTTGCACTACCTGCATTGCCACTAACAGTTGTTTGCACAATGTTTGATACTTTACCATTGTTAGTAACAATATTTGCTGCTTGTGTACTAGATATAGTTGTTATATTACCAGCCTTAGCTGTAGTAGAGGTAGTACCTATTACTAAATTACTAGTTCCAGTTCCTGCTCCTATAAAAGCTCTAATAGCTGAAGGACTACTACAGTAACGTAGGTAATTATCTGATCCATTACTAACTCTAAAAGCTATTGCTCCGCTTATTGTAGATTGATTAGCATAATTAGCTCTAAATAATCTTGCACTAATATCAGCAGCACTATCTCTAGAAACTAATGTGCTTGCTGTAGCTCCAGATGTTGCGCTAACATTAAGCGTTACAGCCCCTGATGTTCCTCCACCTGTTAAAAATGTCCCTGCACCTACTGAAGTTATATCACCGGTGTTAGTTGTATAACCGGCACCGTTAGTTATGTTGCTATTGTTCAACGTAATATTAGCAGTACCATTAAAAGATACTCCTGAAATTGTTCTAGCATTTAATAGCTTAGTTGCAGATCCTGCATTACCTGTTATTGTTGTTTGAACAACATTAGGAGATGCGTTACTGAATACAGTACCTGTTAATGTTATACCCGAACCTGCAGAATAAGTTGTATTATTATCTGTTGTCTTGTAACCACTATCATTAGTCCATTGAGATATAGCACCACTTTTATTTGTAAAAGTCTCTGTGCTACTTGGCGTTGTAGTTCCTTGTGGTATACTAAATGATGTAGTTAAAGTACCACCATCTTGTTGTGTTAATGTTAAAGTCTTTGTTGAAGATCCACTATCAGAAAATCCTGTAATACTATTATCATATGCAGCATTAGATTCTGTTGATCCACCACCACTCCAGGTTACTGCACCACTAACAGTTAAAGCATTTGTACTGCCATTAAATGTTAATCCTGCATCACTTGTTACATTAGTTGATCCATTCCAATATGCAACTCTTCCTGATGAACCACTACCTGTTACGTTACCTACTTGAGTGTTATCTATTTTCTGCCAAGCGTCTGTAGCTTGATCAGAGAATACAGCCCAGTCACCAACTGCCCAATCTGTAATTCCATCTAAATTTGTTGATCCAGCTTTAGAAACAATATAGTATTCACCAACAGTTCCCTTTGCACTTATTAGTGTTGGAATATTTCCAGCAGCGTCCCAAGTTCCTTTATATTTTAATACTCCTGTTACAGCTGAATTAATAGCTGTTTGTATCTGAGCACCTGTTGCTAAATTAGCAGAAGAAGAAGTTACTGTACCTGTAATTGCATTTACCGTTGGTGTAGCACCTGCCGTAACAGAAATTCTATTTGCAGTACCGCTTACACTTGTAACTCCTGCACTACTTGAAGTACCTGCTCCAATAAGGCTTCTTACTTCAGCAGCAGATATACCTGAGTTTAACGTAGGTGTTGCTCCATTAGATAGAATTGCTGGTGTGCCTGTATCAGATACTTTAGCAGAGTTGTTTGTAATAGCAGTTGCTTGAGCACCTGTTATTGTTGTTGTGTTACCTGCTTTTGCAGTTGATGAGGTTGTGCCTATTGTAAGACTAGATGTACCAGCTCCTATAAGAACTCTCATTTCACTAGCTGATATTCCAGAATTTAGTGAAGGAGTAGTCCCATTTGATAAGACTGCAGGTGTACCTGTGTCACTTACTTTACCATTATTAGTAAGAATGTTTGATGCTTGAGTAGAAGTTATAGTTGTAGTATCACCTCTCTTTGCTGTTGTTGATGTAGTTCCTAATACTAAATTAGATGATCCTGTTCCTGCTCCAATAAGACTTCTCATTTCTGCAGCACTTATTCCAGTGTTTAATGCTGGTGTGCTACCATTAGATGTTACTGCTGGTACTCCAGAATCAGTTACTTTCTTATTGTTATTTGCAATATCTGTTGCCTGTTGAGAAGTAATAGTTGTTGTATTACCTGCCATTGCTGTAGATGCAGTTGTACCAATCACTAAACTGGAAGTACCAGCACCAATTAAAGATCTTACTTCTGCTCCAGTTACACCTGAAGCTAAAGTTGGTGTACCACCACCACTATATATACCTGGCTCAGCATAAATTGTAGTACTATTAAAGGCATTGCCTCCAAATGTATATGTTTGATTTGTGGTACCGCTAACACTAAATGTAAGTGTATTACCTGATTTACTTATACCATCCAAATAGTAATTAGATGCAGATGTTAAATATCTACCGTCCAAATCAACTGTAAGGGCTGTAAGGCCGCTACGTGATAAAGTTAAAATACCATTAGTTGTATTAAATGCTACAGCACTAACATAGTTATTAGTATCTGTATTAACATCTGCCCAAGATGTAGTTAGTGTACCACCATCATTTTGTGTGGCAGTTAATGTTTTAGTTGTTGTTCCTGTTACGGCAAGTTTATTAATTGTGTTGTCATATGCAGAATTCCACTCTGTTGAGTTACCTCCAGCTCCATAAAAATTACCTGTTGTTGTAAGGTTTTTATTATAGTCTACGGTAAAAGGAAATACAGTATTATCAAGTCCTGAAAAGTTAGATGTAATCATTACATTTAACAATGGTACTGTTTGATAACCACCACTTGTAGGCATTGCCCCAAAATCTAATGTGATCCTAGTAAGACTATCACCTGTGTGTAATGAAGTAACAACATGCCCCATTAAACCCCAATTGGTAACACCGTTAGCAGACGTAAATGCTGCATTGGCTCCAGGGTTTGTAGACCAAGAACTAGTAGCAGTATCCCACTCTTCTATTTCAACATTAAGACCGGGCCATGCTGCTCCAGTCCAAGAAGTTTCAACCCATAATATAGCAGTAGTTGGCCATCCAGTGTTTGATTGAACTTCAAATCTAAATTTTTTAGTTGTATTTGTAATGGAACCCCCAGAACTTGTAGATTTTTGGCCATCTAATATATTATTAAACATGGTAGTTTGAGTCCATGAAACCCAAGATGAACCATTCCAATACTCTGTATTGCTATAGGATTGATATCTAATTATATCAGACTTAGCTCCTTGTACTAACCATCTTAAGTTTTTAGAACCATCATATGAATCATAATAATAATCACCTGTAGCTACTTGATGATAAGCTTGATATGCATTTTTAAGTGTAGTGGTGCCTGTAAATATCTTGTCACCTGCTACAGTTTGGTTAGATGTTAGATCAACATATTTTCCATCTAAATCTACAGTAAGGGCACTAAGCCCTGATCTGTTTAATGTTAATATTCCATTAGAAGTATTAAAACTTACGGAACTAACATAATTATTTGTATCTGTATCTGTAGCAATAATTGTAATAGTATCACCACTTCTAACCGTGCTGACATTTTTACCACCTGTTATAGTAAGGGTATCATTATTACTATTAGCAGTTGCTGTTCCACCGGAATCAGCTACTACATTTTTATAAATTGCTTGAGAAGAACCTCTATCAGAATTTGATAAAGTAATTGTTCCAGAAGAAGTAATTGTACCTGTTCCAGATAAACCATTTGATCCAGTTACTGTAATAGATGTAACAGAACCACTTCCTGTTCCAGCTCCAATATCAGATCTTAGTTGAGCCCCAGTACGGTATTTTAATATACCCCCATCACTTACTACAAAGTGATTTGTGTCTACAGTAGCATTAGCCATTGTATCCATTTGTACATTCCCTTCAACTTGTAGATTACTAATTATTTTTGCCATGTCTTTTTATAAAATGTAAATATACTACTTTTTAAAAAAAGAGGAATTCTTAAATGTTTAAATTCAAGAATCCCTCTAAATTTAATTTAATTAATCAATAACCTGCATCACAACTCTTACACTATTAGCAGTTACAGTTTTAGCAGCTGTAAATGTTATATCTCCATTGGTAATATTCATGTTGACATCCATAAATATTTGATCACCACTACTTGTATAAGTTTGAATAATAAAAGGTCCATTGCCTAAGCTATGATCAGAATTCAACACCTTCCAAGATGTTGCATTTGCACTTGGCCATAACCCTGTATATGATTGTTTAGATTGAGCACTTGCTAATGTTGCTGGAGTTACATATCTAAATGTATCTGTTCCTGCATCTACTTCAGCTTGTGTTGCTATCTCTGTAACACCAACTGATCCTGTTGCAGCATTAGGTAATGTTCTTTTACTCATTGATGTGATAACACCATCAGTAACATTAATCTGATCAACTACATCTACAGCACTAGTATCAAGATCTAAGTCAGTACCAATAATCTTATTGAATGTACTTGCTAGTTGAGCATCACTAATTCCACCTGCTTTAACAGTAATGAATCCAGTTGCTGTACCAGCAAAAGTTGCACTACTAAATCCAGCAACACCTTTTTCAGTTGCTCCATCTGTAGCACCTACACCCGCAATGTTTTGATCTTGTATTACTATAGCATAATCTGAAGCTGGAGGATTAGAACCTGCTCCAATTGCTTGATTAGCATAAATTGTATCACCAACCTCTACGTCTACCGTGCTTCCATTAAATGCTATAGTACCATCTTTAGTAACAACAAAGAAATCACCCGTTGTAAGAGCAATATTACTTGCTCCTGCTATTGCTGGTGAGTTTGCAGATGCGTCATATCCACCTTGGAATACACCAACTCCGGCTACAAGTGCTTGTACTTGTCCTAAGTTAACTGCATCCTTTGATGCTGTACCATTTGCTAAAGTTATAAGTTTGAAGGCTCCAAAACTTAAATCAGCAGAAGGTGAATCAAATACAGATAATGAAACCTTACCAAATGGTTGTTTAGCTGTTACACCTGTACCACTTGCAACATCTTGTATTAATATTAAGTCATCAGACACTGGTGTTTGTCCCATTAATGGAGCATCTTGTATAAGACCGCTTGTTCCATAATCAACTTCAACTGTACCTGTAGCTGTTATTGTTCCACCCTTAAGACCTGCACCTGTAGCAACACTTGTTACTGTACCTTGTGTATAAGACCCTAGAGTTAAATCACCTAAAATTACTTGTGTGTTATTACCAGCACCTGCAATATCAATATCTCCTGATGTAGTAATAGGTGTATTTGTAATTGTAAGAGCAGTACCTGGAGTTGTAATACCTATGCTTGTTACGGTTCCTCCTGCATTAGCATCTGTTGCCCATGATGGAATACCTGATGCTACTTTTAATACTTGTCCAGTTGATCCAATACCTAATTTACTTAGAGTACCTGTTGCACTAGCATATAGAATATCTCCTACAGTATAAACACTTTGTCCAGTACCACCGTTTCCAGCAATTAATGTACCAGCTAATGTTATTGTTCCTGATGTAGTAACTGCCCCACCTGAAGTAGTTAATCCAGTTGTTCCACCACTTACATCAATACTTGTTACAGTACCACCACCAATTGCTGCAGTAATTTGAGATATATTTACAAATTTAACATTGCTATCAGTATCATCACTTACAATTATTTTATCCGTTGAAGCAACAGTAATTGGTGTTGTAACACCATCAGCTGCTGCTAATATAATGTTATCTGCTCCTACATAGTCTACTTCTAATGTACCAGAACCAGTAATTGTTCCACCTGTTAAACCTGCTCCAGATCCTACAGAAGTAACTGTACCATCTTTTCCAAAACCAGGAAATTTAGATAGTACTTCTTTATAGATAACATTATCTGCTGCAGCTGAATACCATAAATAGTCTTCCTCTGTAATAGCTTGTTGGGTTGCTTCTAAGATAGCATTCGCTACACCACTATATGTAATGTTTACAGTTGGTGTTACAGTTGATGTACCTGTGACAGTAACTCCTGTACCTCCAAGCACGTTTGTAACTGTTCCAGCTGCTGAATCAGTTCCTGTAACTGTAAGTGTATTACCACTTCTAGTTACTCCTACTGTACCTGCACCTGTAATAATTACATCATCATTAGTTCCATCTGAACCTGCAAGTCTTACACCCGCTGTTCCATTTAATGCACCAACACCTGATAGATCATAGGTAGTATTCGTATCTGTTGCAGAAGATAAATCATTCCAAGCAGTTCCGTTATAATACCTTAATTTTGTAGAACTAGTGTTGTAATAGATTCTACCAGCGGATCCCGTTGGGTCAGCTGCAAGGTTGTCTATACGGACCTCCTTAATTTGATTTGAGTTTAACTCAATGTTGCCATCAACGTCTAAACCCACTAAATACTTAATTGCCATTGTTTTTTTATTTTAGTTGTTGTTATTTATTTAATTTAAAAATGCACATCCATCTAAAGGACTATTAAAAGAAACAGTAACTTGGTTTGTAGATTTATAATCTATTGCTCCTATTACTACTTCTTTATTATCATCTACTATAGTAACAGATGGAAATTTTCCTAAATTATGTGTTATAGTCCATAGTTTAGAATCATCTGTAAAACATTCTGTAAATGTTCCTGTTGCACCAATAATAGATTCTAGATCTAAAACAGTACATACATTAGTTGGAATTGAAGGACATGATATACTTGATTCTGAATTTATTTTTGCTAAAGGTTCAACAAATACTCCTGGTACTTCTGTAGCAACTACAATCTTTGTACTTGCTGCATTTTGCCAATCACATATATCTTTTCTTAGTATAGCTTGTTCCACATCTGTATAACAGCATGCTTCAATTCCAAATCTAATAGACTGGAAATTTGCATATACTTGTTGAGCAAAAGTTTGCTCTACTTTAATTCTTTTTAGTAGAGATAATTCTTTTACTTGTTCAGCATTAGAATATGATCTTATTGCTTTAGCCATATTATTTATTTCTTAAATCTTGTATCTGTAATCTAGCTAATTCTTTATTAACGTTATTAGCTTTATCTTTACATTGTTTACATACAATAACCCCATTTCCTATTGAAGTCTTTTGACACCCGCAGGTGAATCTTTTATTACAGTGTGCACAGTTTGACATATTGTTTGGTTTATGTTAAATATGTTGAGCTTGATCCACAGTTTCCTGAAGGACAAGCAATTTTGTTTAATCTGCTTTTAGCATAATTATATAGTTGCATTCCTTGTGCGGCAGATTGACAATATTCTACATTAGCTACTGCTGCATCTATTAAAGTTTTTATAAAACTCATCTCTGATAACAATTCCTGTTTATCAGAATCTGGTTGACACGCTTGTACTTCTAAATCACACAACACTTCATAGTATGTTGTAAGCAATCTAGTTACTCTTAAATGGTTATATTCCACATAAACTTTAGAGTTAGGAGACACACTATATTTAACAATGTATATTCCGTCAGGAATTTTGTCCTGAGATGTACCACAATTTAATGTTTGTAATGCCAGTATACATGCAGTCAAACACATGTCAAATCCTTTATCTACTTTTATAAGTACCGGTACACTAAATCCAGGTAGTGTAATTAATAGTTCTTCACAATCCACAGCAAGCTCTGAACTGTATTGACTTGTATCTTTAATACACAATAAATCACAGTTTGATACTGTAGGTATTTCTAAACTTAATATATGTTTGCTTGCCATGTTTTAGTACTTTATTAGACTATATAGATAATATACAAAAAATAACAGACAATATAAAATAAAAAGAGCAGGAGATTTCTCCCCTGCTCTATTATTTAAATATAGTTACTTTTTAAATTGCGTCTATATTTTTTTCAAATGGTACATAGTTTCCTGTTCCATCAGCCCAGGTTGCTAAAGCTTCCATTAAAACTTCTGCTTCTAATTGAGCAGCAGTATCAGAACATTTTACAAAAATCTTGTATACATACTGATCATTATCAAACACTCCAGATGGATTGTTAAATCTTGGTACAGAATGTTGTACGTAATATGCTTTGTAAGTTGCACTTCTATCAACAGCAGAAAGCAATTCATCAGACATTTCAATTTCTCTGAATCTTGCACTATCAGCATTTCCTTGGTTATAAGGAGACTGACGGTATCTTTCAGACATAATTAAATCTCTAATTACTTCTTCACCTTGAGTCTGTTGCATTTGCCCTGCAGTTCTTGCAGATACACCACAGTCATTACATGGGTTACCAGTTTCATCTAACAATGAAGTAATGATTTCTACTGGCTCAGCATTAAAGTGATCTCTTGTGTCAAAAGAACAATTTCCAAATACAGTATCTACATAAGCTCCAACGAAGTTTACTTTTACAGATACTTTATTTACTCCATTAGGATCAGTAGAAGGAGTATATGTTCCGTCTAATACTTCAGCAATTGTATAAGTACTTGTTGTACCTACACCAGCTGTAGTAACGGTTACATCTACACCACCACCACTTTTCTCAGCTACAAAAGGCTTGATTAGTGGATCTCCAAGAACCATCTTAGCCATTGTTGCAGCAACTACTGCTGGATCAATATATTCTTGTCCTTCAATACAACATACATTGGCAGAATCACCAATAGCATATGCATTGTGGTTTAAGAATCTTAGTGCAGGAGATCCCTTCACGTCAATTCTCATAAATTGTGTTTTACCACATGGTGCACAATCAGATGCTAAAGATAAGCTAGCTGTAGCTTGTACAGCAGTCTGACATGTTGCACTCCATAATCTTGTAATATATCTTGGGTTAATCCCTTTAGATTTTACAGATTCTTGATACCCACCGTGTCCTGGATTGTTTCCAATAGTATCTTTAGTATAGAATGAACCTTGTACAATGTAGCCAAGTGCTCCCTTTGCAGGTGCTCCCGGTATTGCTACAGATGCCCAAGTTGCATCACTCACTAAAGCTACTTGACCAGCGGTAAGTGCGCTTGTTGCAGTATCACCTGTTGCCAGCGTGCTATCTGCAATAAACGTCTTGTTAAACGCATGATTAAAATAAGCCATAATTATTAATTTTGTGTGAAGACCATTACCCTCACTAGTTATATATAAATGATTTTAACAGTTTACTCTGCTCGTAACTTCTGTGTTACTATAATAATATACACAATTTTTGTGTAAAATCATATATTAATTGTTTCTTTCTGCAGCTTGTGTACCTCTTTGAGATTGATATATGTTTTCAATATCACCTGCAATTAATGCAGCAGTATCGTCTAACATAACTTCTACTAAATCATCTTTAAATTCACAATTTACATTTACTAAACTTAAGTCACCTGTATAAGGATCAACACAACCTTGAACTTGAATTAGTGTAGGTTTTTGATAATAAGTTAATATAGGATTAACAATATTAAAATTGCTATTCCTATATATTCTTATTGTATTTCCTAGCATTGTACAAAATGTTTCACCCCAGTCAAAATCCGGATTCTTTAATGGATCTCTCAATAACAAAGATACATTTGCTTCTTCAGCTAAATATACAGTCATTGACCTTGGTGTACAACAATCATCTTTTGCTTCTGTAGTGACACGTTTAAATTCTAAATATGTATTAACTGGAAAATTATCTGTTTCAAAATAATCATCTGTCTCAGTACCAGTAAGAGTTAATTCTCTAAGTAATGGTTGTAAATCATCTATTCTTTTTTTAGATAGTTCATCACCTTCCTTATACATATTACCCCCGTGTAAATTTCTTCTACACCACTCTATTTGTGCTTTATTAAAAGCCTCTACAAATTGCCAACATTCAATATTATCATAATCCTGACTATCAAGCTTGTTAAGCCTTTGTTTAAGTTTAAGTAAGAGTGTACTATTTTCCATTATTAATTATATTTATGAATTCCAATATGGTTCAACCTTATCCAACAAAGAAAGAAGTTGTTCTTCATTATCAGGTTTTAACAAAAACTCTAATACTTCTGAAGGTCTTTTACCCATTCTGATACCACTGTCAATTGGCTCAATCCAACCACCTGCTTTTGTTGTTATAAATCTATAATAAAGACCATCTTTAATTAATGCTCTTAATTTCAATTCTTCCATTCCTAATTTAGAAACATCTAAAAATTGGCTGGCAGCTCTTTTCTTATTTGATTCTGCACCATGCCCATTAATATATGTATCCATGTTTTCATACATAATATCATTAGGTGTATTCTTAGTATATTGTACACTATCTACATCAGCTACTTTAGAAACATACATTAATTTTGTAGGATTGCTATCATATAAATTTTGCAATGCTGATAATGCTTTATTTTTTAATTTAGTTAATTCAGTTCTTGTTGTAAGAGTTTCTTCAACAGTATCTAAATAAAACTTTGGGTTATTCTGTGATTGCTTTGCATCTTTTAATGAAGCAGCAACAATAGAAAATCCACCTGCTCTAATTGCATGAAGTTTAATTCTATCATAAGGATCTACCTCACCATCTAAAAATACCGGATCATTACCACATCTCAAACTAATCTTATCCCAAAACTTAGAGTTATCTGGTTTCATCACAGTTAATTTGTTCCAAAAATCTTTATCTCCTGGGTCAACTACATTAGCAGCTAATTCAGCCTCAAGTTCAGAAACCACTTTTCTGATTTCTGCAATCTTTACCTTTTTTTCTTTAGCAGGTAACATTTTAACTTTTGGATCAAATTCATTTAATCCAGTTATATACCTCTTCACTCCATTCATTTCTAAACATGCAAGTGATTCCTCATGAAATACTCCGTCATGCAGAGAAAGTCCGTAAGTTTCTAAACCCATATTTTCCTTGTTAGGATTAAAATAAGGTCTTATAGCAATAGTGCTAGTCTTTTTTGTCTGTTGATACTTTTCAACAATTGTGTAATCTTCCATTTTTTGGTTTTTAAAAATTAATAATTATTACTCTAGTCAAATTGTATACCGTAGTATACGCTTCTATTATTACTAATATTTCTAAAAGCAAGATGTTTAGTCTTGCTTAAAGTCTTTGACTTTATGGTTCTGGTGCGTCTATAACAATTTTTAGTGCTCCGTCTGTATGATATATATCTCCTAGTACAAGACCTGCTGCAATTGCTGCTGCATTGTCTGCATAAGAAGAAGAAACAGATACTTCACGTATCCAAGAAATTACTTCATTTACATGTAGTAATCTAGCGTTTCCTGTTTCTGCTCTTGATACACCTTCATAAGCTGGGCTTTCAAATTGTTGCTTCAACTTAGTTATTTGTTTTGGTGCTGACATGATTGTTATATTTAATAGTTAAAAATAAAAAGGGAGGAGATATTAACCCCTCCCCTTTAATTATTGTTCCTAGAATGATCCTCCTGTTACAGGGTTTCTCATTACAATTTTAAGAACTTTAGTTGGATCCTTCACCCAAATAGCTGGCATAGTCTGAGTCATATAAACTCTGTATCCATTGAATTGACCAGTAGAAGCAAACCCTTGAGTTCTTCCCATGTAGTCCATAGTACCATTTTGGTAGAACCACTTGAGTTGATTATCCCAAGAAAGTTTCAACAAGTGAATGTTGTCATTTCCTTCGTCCGTCACATCAAAGATAATAAAGCTAAATGAACTTAGAGGTCTTCCATCAATTAATGGATTCTCAATATCATTTGTGTTTAAGTTATCAAATGCTGGATTCAATACAAACTTAACGTTAGCTAAGAAAGGAATAGTAAAGCTTGTGTAAGCAAAACCATAATCTAAATCCATACCTGAACCTTTAACAGCTCCAATATCTGATGCATTTTGAACTAGACCTGAACCATACACCTCATCAGCAATTGCTTTGTTGATTAGTTGCATACCTCCAATACCTGTTTGTACAACAAGTGATCTTTGTGGGTCTGGCCCTTTAAATTCAACTTTACCTTGGTAGAAGTTGTAAAGTTCAGACTTAAACATGTCAAGAGTAAATGATGACTTGTTATATACTCTCTTGAAAGAGTTATCTAACTGTGACCATAAACCTACAGATAATCTAATATCATCCGGTCCATCTTGTTTAATTCTACCACCTTTACCCCACATTAGGTAAGTCTCAATATCCGTTGCAATTTTAGATAAATGTGCTGCTTCCATATTTGTAATGAAAGTACGTGTTAGAGTTCCATTTTCAAATGCATCTCTAGCACCAGCTTTACCCATAGTTGCTACAAGTCCTTCAATACTTGGTACTGATGGATTGTTTGGATCATTGTCAAAGTTTCTCCAGATTTCAGTAACAGGCACAGTACCATCAGCGTTTAATCCGCCTTTGATCATTAAGTCTGCTCTTGAAGAAATTGAATAGTGTACGTGTGCTTCTGCTCCTCCTACAAAATTGTAGAATTCACGGAAACCAGAACCTGTTTCAATGTCAGAGAATCTTTCTCCGTACTCACCTCTTGCAGAACCTTTTCTGAAGAACTTTGTACCTTTAGCTAAATACTTGTTATCCAAGATAGCCGCATTGTTGTTGTTAACTAATTGAACAGTATAAACATAACCGTCACCTGCTGGGATAATATCATCAGCTGTGATGTAAAGTTCAAGTCCATTATACTTATCATAAGTAATAATGTCACCGTGTCCAAAAGTTCTTTTGTTAATTTTGATCTTAAATGTTGTTCCATCTACACCTTTAGTAGTAGAGCCTGGTTCAATATCCGCTACTACGTAGGGAAGATCTTGTGCAATAGGAGTTTGCCACTTGTACTCACCTCTAGCGTTATCCACCATGATTGTATTCTTTCCACCGAATGAAGCCATTTGATACAAAGGCATTTCTACCTTTTGGGTCATAGCCCATAGATCAATTGGTCCCATATCCATAGGCTCAGGGTTACCAAGCATTTGGGTTAGGTGATAAGAATCAACATGTGAACTTGCTTTGTAGCTTGTATCACGTAGGAAAATCCCATTATTTAATACTGGAGTTGCCATAAATTTGATTGTTTTTAATTGTTAATAATTGTTTTACTCTGTTTATATTTAATTTACTTAATTAAATTCTTTTAAATATGTTGTTTGGTCTTTGAATTTTTCTTTTTGAACTTTTCTTTACAGATTCTTTTTCTGCTTGATTAACACCTAATGATGCACCACCAATATTTGATTGTTCACTTTTCAATTTTCTAACCGTCTTCTCAACACTTTTTTGTGCACCTTTATCCATAATCTTAGCTTTATATCCTGTTGGGTCTTGTAAGAGCCACAGAGCTTCTGAGATTAATCCATAATTAGGTTCCACAAATTGATATTTTTCTAGCAAGTGTCCTAATAGATTAGTATTACGTCCACTTACTGATGGATAATTAGGTTGTACTAAACCATTGTATAACATGGCTTGAGTTTTTCTATCTACTTTGATATCACCTAATTGTCCTTCTTTTAATGTTTCATATACATTTTTCATGTATGCTTGAGATGCGTTCTCTTGTTGTTTCTTTTTAAGATCTTGTTCTTCAAGCTTTTGAGCAACAACCTTTTCTTGCATCTTATCAAGTTTTGGTTTGAACTTATTTGCTTGAGTTTCAAGCTTACCTAAGTCTTTCCAAATTTCTATTTCTTCTTGAATATCTTCTGCAGTTCCGTAACCGGTTGCACTTAAATATTCTGTGATTACTCTTTCTTGTCCAGTAACTGATTTAATATCAATACTTTTAGTTTCTTCAACTTGACCCAAAGTAGTAAACAATCCTTTTAAATCTTTACCACCATCAGCTACATATCTTGCAGCAATTTGTAATTCTTGTGGTAAGCTGTTAAAAAATTGCTTAGGAGTTTCACTTCTAACCTGTCTAGCTTTTTCTTCTAGATTAGCTTCAATTAACTCTTCCCAATCTTTAGCAGAATAATCTTCTAAATCTTTTTCATCATCAAAAGGAACAATCTTGTCATCTTTAATCAACTTACCAAATACATCTGATATACCGTTAATAGATTTTCTTCCTCTTTTTTCTTTTGCTTCAATTTCTTCTTCAGTTTCCTCTTGTCCAAGTTCACCAAAGATTTCTTCAACGCTATCTGTTGAAGTTTTTGTTTTTTCTTCTGCACCCTCTTGAGCAGATTCATCTGTTATTTCTTCTGTAGCTTCATCCTTTTTTTCTGATTTTGCTAATACATCTGTTGCACCATCATCATCAGGATCAGCAAAAGTCATATCTGCTTTCTCTTGTAACCCTGAAAAAATATTCTTAGGTTGTTTGTTATCTTGAATCATATCAGCACCGCTTGGGGCAGCATTAAATATTTCATCTAAATTTACTTCTACATTTTGTGCTACGTTACTTTTCACAGGTTGTGTTTGTGTTGTTGTACTCATAATTATGTTGGTTTTAATAATTAATATCTTGTTACATATATAATATAAGAAATGTTTCTGTTATAACTACCAAGTTAAACTTAAAATATTTTAAGAATAGTGAAAGTTTTTAGCAGTATATAGCTAACACTACTTTTTATCCTTATTATTTTTTACATCATACTTGTTTTTATTCTCTCTTGCAATTTGTAGTTTAGTATCAGCTATTTGTTTTTGAGCAGCAATCTTTTCTCTTTCAACACCCAACCTAGCATTTTCTTGAACAGATTTTGTAGCGCTTTCTTGACGTTTAAAATTCATCTGTTCTCTGTACTGGGTAGTTTCTTTGATATCTTTCATAGCATCTTGATAATCAGATTGTTTGTTTTCATTCAAATCAACCATAGAACCATATCCAGCTGATCTAATCTCAGCTAACAATACATCATTCCTTCTGTCTTTTTCATTCTCTGCCATTTCAACTTGCAACTTCTGCTGCTCTTCTTGTTGTTTAGCTTTGATTTGTTGCTCTTGCATTTCACGTTGTTGTGCCATGTCCTGCTCCCTTTGTGCTTGAACTCTTGCTTCAGAGTCTTTTAGTATATCTGATACTTCAGCTATATTATCAGCTTTAACAATATTACCAAGCTCATATATACTTGCTCCAGTAGTATTGTTAGTCAATGCCATTTGCTTTAAGTTTTCTAAGATAGCTCTATGGTTAGTCTTAGTAGTTGCAAATACATTAAAATCTCTAAGTAATAAATCTGTACCATTAATTGTAAAATTAACTTTCTCAGCCTCTGTAGATATATACTGTAATCTAATACTTGGATTAGTACTATAGTAATATTGTGCTAAGTCAGTTCTCATCTGGTGAATACGTGGCATCAAATGATCAGAGTGCTGTACAAAATACATCTCTGTTTGTGCATATGATTGTTGCATAGCTTGTACTACCCCTGTAGCCGTTTGAGCTGATACAGCTCCTCCAAGACGTTGTGGGTTAATACCTATAGCATCAAAACATTGTTGTTTAAAATAATTTGCAAGTTGAATTCTAGACATTAATCTACTAGTCTGCTCCATGTTAAGAGTTTGATAGTGATTAAAATTAGTTGCATTCTCAGTATTAGTAATAGATGTATCAAGAGGTAGCATTTGAAAATCTTTCATTGCTACATATGCTTTAGCATAATTATTCTTACCCCAGTCTTCTCCCATTGAGTGACGTGGTAAAGCATTCTGATCAAACATTATTACTGTTCCTAATTCATCTATTAGAATGTCAGCAATTTGGTTATTAACCATATTATATCCAACTTGATATGCCTTCATTAAATCTACTAAAGATGTTGATCTAGTATTTCTATCTGAAAATACTCTACCCTCAACAGGCAGTTTACAGCCATATAATGAATTATCTCCTTTAAATTGAAAAGGTAGTCTACCTGGTTTAGTTCTATTAATACCTAAGTATATTGGATTTACATTATCACCCATACTAGACTGCCACATAGCAGGTAAGTTTGGTCCAATTTTTACACCACCCCAAACTTCATTAATCCATATCCAGTCTATATGTTCACCCTCTAGTAATGTTTCTTTTGTTTTTTGTTTAAATATAGAAGTGTCATATATGGCCTTTTTTGTTTGCTTAAAAGTCTCATCTATAATCTCTTGTGTTACTTCCCCATCATCTTCTATTTTTGTAAGATGACCTATTCTTCTTTGTGTTTTCCAATATATTGTAGCAACCCTCATCAAGTTACCTTCACCCCACATTGAAACATCTTCATTTTCATTTAATATCTCACTAAGTATATCTCCACCTGCTGCCGGGTCATTCCAATAATTAGATGTAAACTGTCTGTATGCTAATCCTGGTGCATTAGTATTCCATTCATGTGATCTTGTTGCGTCATAGTATGCACCATCATTTTGATATCCACTTACTTGATACTGTGCAGATCTAGCAGGATATACTCTTTGTAAAGATTTTAATTGTTTTTCATCCATCAGATATCCGTATCTATCTACTACATCTGATACAGTCATTAAATCTACTTTACCTGCATAGTTAGAATCTGCTATATATCTTTGGTCTGGTGATTTTTGATAGAAAGTTAATACTGGATTCCATAACTCTACGTCATAGTCATCTTCTAACATTCTAAAATGCCAAAATTCTCTATCTGCAATAAGCATATCTTGAAATCCTCTTTCCTCAAGTTCTTGCATTTTGAATCTTTCTTCATCTACTGCAAGTTGATGGGATGCCCATTCTTCCACCATACTTCTATAAGACTTACTAAAAAAATCTTCTATTTCTGGTAATGATTTTAAACCTTCTGGTGACAATTGTTTTTGTGCTTCTTCTGAGCTAGGGTCCATACCCATCTCAACCATCTTACTTACTAGATTAGCTTCTGCTTCAGATAACAATGCTTCTTCTATCTGAACTTTTTTAGCATCAAGCATTTCATTATATGATGCATCATCTACAGCTCTAAATTGAACTTTAGAATATCTCTTTGCAAATTCACCAGTTAATACATTAATTACATTTGGTACAATTGGATAAAACTTTAACTCTAGTGCAGACTCATTTTCTGCTGTAAGGGTATCCATAAGATCTTTATATTCATTGTCTGGTTCAACAATGTAATCAGTCTTGTCAATAATCCCTTTAGCAAGTTTATAATTTTTAAGTAGTCTTCTAGAGTTAACACGTAAGAACTCAATACCTTGAAGTTCTAGCCAATCTAAATTCCATGCAGCCCAATCATCAGTTTTTTCTTTGTAAGGTAAAAACTGGATAGGCTGTGTTAAGCTAGAAAATGTAGGCCCGCCTTCAGCTTTAGCCCCATTCTTCATTTGCATTGCGTTTAATACTCTCATATCCTTTGTTCTATTTTATATTCTTGAATCCGGACCTTCTATTTTTAGAACTTCCAAATGCCTTGTTACGCCCTATATTTCTAAAAGGACCACTATACTTTAATTTACTCATTTTTTCTGAACTATCCAAAGAATTACCTTCTGATTCACGTCTCTTTGTGTAACCTCTATTTGATTGTTGTATTTTTACAAATGCTATTAACGCACCAAATGTGACAAGTCTATCTACGTTTAATCCAGGATAATAAGCTAACATTTCTTTCAGCAACATAGGATCAGGAATTCTTTCTGCACCTAATGTTTGTTTCATTACATTACCATTTTCATCAAGATCTTCATCAATAACCTCTCTTAAAAATTCTATTGCATAAGATATCAAATGACTTTTAAATAATGTACCTGTATTTTTCCAACCATACTCTTGATATACAGTTCTATTTGATCCTAAATCTTTTAGAAAAAGTATTTGTTGTTTAGGTACAAGGTATCTTTGTTTTTTTCTGGCAATCATATGTTGAATAAATAATGATATATTATTTTCAACTATTGTCCAGGCATTGTACCATTCAATAATCATTTCTAACCTTTCATGAGTTTTGTTTATATCATCAAAACGTCCACACCATGCTGCTACAATTTTATCTTTTTCTATAAACTGTTCTATTTCACCTGAGACAGTTGTTCTTGTTACTTCAATTGCATTCTTATATATAAATATACTACACAATGAATCAGAGGTTGTTGTTTTACCTTCTGAGACAGGATCAATAGAACCGTAGTATGCTCCAAAAGATGGGCTCTTTACTGGTCTTTCCCATACAACAATTGAACCTGTTTTATCAACTTCTTTTTTATTTACTGGAAATGAAGATATAGGTAATTTACTTGTACGTTTAGCAACAATACCTGTGCTATCTCTATCTAGTTCAATTAACTCATAAGGATATTCTTTTTCCTCAATTCTTTTTAATTGTCTAGATAATACACCTTGAGGGAATACTGATTCTTTTCTATATGCAAATGCTTCAGCAATATTTAAAGGTTTCTGAGATATTCTTAATTGAAATTGTTCTCCACTTAATTCATTTCTCCATCTATCTCTTTCTATATTTATAGCTACAATAGCTTCTTCAACTTGAGAGTTACCATAATCATCAATATAAGGTGGCATAGACCACTGTTCAGGAATAAACAACCCTGCCATACCAATAGTACCATCAGCGTCCATTAGGTTGGTCTCTACTGCATATATATCATTTGCACCTGGATTTAGAATCATATCTTTTAATGGACCACATTGTTCTAAATCACCAACTGAACCAGCAGCTATAAATTGACCTGTTGTCATCATACCTGAAGACATTGCAGGACGCAGGTACTCATAAGTCTGCATCATGTTTTTTGCAATTCCTGCTTCCTCATGAAAGAAATATGTACAAGGCCCCCCTACCCCTGTGGTAGCATTCTTTTCAAATGAAGCACCCTGTATCTTTGATTTAAGACCTCTTGATGTTTTTCTGTTGTTTACTTTGACTTCTATTTGCTGTTGCCATAATAATACTTTTTCTGGATTACTAGGTCTATACCATGCAGTATGTTCATTAAGAAATGTTTTGTATTCTTCTAAAAACTTCCAAGATCCTTTATCATTAATATAATCTTTTAATGAAGCACCAATTTTACATATAGATCCTTCTTCAAACCAATATTGATTTATGATTTTACCCATATGAAAATAAGAAGATGCTATCTGACGTTTTTTTAGTATAGCAACATGCTGATTATTTAATTCTGATATTACTTCATACAATGCCATATGATATTGTGCATCTCTTACTTTAGCAAAACCATAATGTTTCTCTTCTTTATCAAAGATAGGTAGAAAGTTTAACCACATATAGTAATCCCTAGTTAGGTACCAGGCTTTCCCTTCATCTTTGTATATTACTCCAACTCTACATTTATTCTTTTGATCTTCCCAATAAGCTGTAAAGTCTTTAGATCTAAAAGGAGCATTGATATAAAAACCATCCTTATTAAATGTTCTTGCTTCTTGATTAAATTCTAAAGCAATTTTTGTAAAGTCATACTTACCCGGTTCCTTAAATATAGATTCAAGATATTCTCTAAATTCTATATCCGAATCAAATTCAGTTGTTGTCCATAAACCTTTCTCATATGTAGGTATAACTCTACTCATATCTTATGATAGCATATACGTCTCCCACTTGCAATAATAAATGTTCTTCATTATGATGTTGCATTGGTGTTGGCATTGCATGATCAGCATATTGAACCACATCTCCTATTTGAATTTCTTTTACCTCATCTCCCCGTCCTACTACTTCACCTTGAAAAGTTTTTTTACGTGCCATCTCAGGTAATATAATTCCAGAGGCAGTTTTAGTCTCTGCTTTTATCTCCTTTATTAGTAACTTCATTCCTACTGGTACTACTACTTGATTTTTCATTCTTTTTATTTGTTGATTTATTATTAAATTCTGGTTCATCCCAATAACAAAAAAGCCATTCTGATTTTTTTTTATCCATTTAGATTTGATCATAAGCTAATCCAGCACCACCACGTACTGAACTTTCTTGTTCTTGTTGCATATCAGTAAACGCACCTTTATATGATTGTCTAATTTGTTCAAACTTAGCAGCTGCGTTAATCATAGAATTCATATTACCATCTCTACCGTGTTCAATAGGGGTTACCTCCATATACCTTGCTAATCTATCTAACATAGCTTTAATACCCACATAGGCTCTATAGGTAGGTGTTTCATACATTTGCTTACACATATCTATTGCATATCTTATCTTACCATCTTCTGGAGATTCTTCTAAGCCAATCTCTTCAATAATAATATCTTCTTTCTCATGTTCTGGAAGATTAAAGAATGGATTTAAATCTGGGTTAGGACATGTCATGTAAAATAAGTATTGATATACTTGCATGTGTGTGTCTGGATACTTCTCCATTATACTCTTTAGAAATGGCAATGCATAACAGTGTTCTGTTAAAACAACTTTACTGTTCTGTATGTCAAATAATCTTATTACCATTATATATGTTTTAAAAAGTTAGAAATATCTTGTTTAAATTCTTCATATGGTATTACTATTAATATAGGTATTTCTTGACCATGAATAAGTACTTCAGTATAAGTATGTTTAAACTTTTCTGTAGCTACATTCCAATATTGTTTAAACCATGATACCCTATCTAAGTTAATCATTATTTTTGTTTCCTCAAATCTAAAATCTGTTGGAACCTTAGATTTTAATGATTGTACTGCTACTGCTGCTATATATTCTTTCATAATTGATTGTCTTTTAACCACATAATGATTGAATTAACTTCATCTTTTAAATATGGTAATTCATAAATTTTAATTTTTTCTAAAACGGGTTCCCCATTTACATGTTCATTTATGGGATAACCATTTGTATCTTCACCAACCTGTTTAAACTTTACATGTTGTATAGTCAACTTACCTATTTTAAGTTTAGGGTTATGCTTCTTAATAATATACGCATAAAGACTAAGCTGTAAGTTATAATGATTTAAATTACAATCATCCAAATGATTAACAGGCTTATACATTTTATTGGTAATACCTTCCCAGTTTGTAAATCCCTTATCTTTTATTTCTTTATTTGTTTTGTAATCATTGATATTAATATATCCATTCACTACTTCAACAACATCCGCCTGTCCACATATACCAATTGATTTTAAATATACTAAGTGTTCAGGATATACACCATCTTCAAGTTTTTGAACAGGTGCAAACTTTATACCTTTATCATCAATAATTGGTTTAATAATAGGCACTTCTACACCATGACGGCCAATAGTATTTAACTCCATCATATCTGCTTCTCTTTGATCATGATAAAAGTTACCTAACTTAATAGCTCTTGCTGTCTCTCCATCCCATGCAGCTAGAATTTCCTTTGGTGTCATACCATACCACTTAGACCTTTTATTTTTAGCTGATTTCTTAGCTTGACCGTCTCTATCAAACTTAGGTTTAAACTTAGCAATAAATGAAGTAACGCTTAGCCAGTTTATTTTTTCATCATTTGTACTTTCATACACATGACCTTCTTCTACAAATTTTAGTCCCATAATTTAATTTTTATGTTGTTGTTGTTGTATAATCAAACGCAGGAATTGAAAAAGTATTTATTATTGTACTAGCTTTTTCAGTTAATAAAGTAACTGCTTCTTCTGCGGTTATTTGATCTTCAGCTAATAGTTCTCCTACTATTTGTTCTTTAGTCAGTTTTTCCATTTTCAATTTGTTTAGTTATTATTTCTTCTTGTTCCTCCGTTGTATATGCATCCCAATATCCTTTTGGACACTCTGATGATAATGATCTAACTTTAAATGCCAAAGAACATCCGCAGTCACTACAACAAGGTTGGGTACCTGGTACTAAACAGTTATCACCTTTAGCATCAAATAAAGAACAACCTATACAAACTATAAATCTTTCAGCTGCAGCAGCTTCAACATGTTCTTTTTTAAATATAGTATTTGCAATACCATCTACAATAGCATCAGCGTTTTTAAATACATCAAGATATTTAGCCCACTTACCTTTCATTTCTAAATTTTTTTTTAATTTTAATATCTTTTTCTAACTGCTTCATTGCTGACTCCATCTCAACTATATTCTTATGTATATCTTCACTTTGTGCAAAACCGTTGTAAGTTCTTTTAGCAATATTTCCCAATAAACTTTTATTTTTTAAAATTGCTTTATCAAGTTTATTTTTTCTTAGATAAAATGTACCTAACCCGTCTATATTTATTCTAGGATAAGCTAAAGTTGAAAGTTTCTTTCTAACTTTTGCATAATAAAATGATATAAAATCATCTACAACAGTAGGATGAACACCAACTTCATCAGCAATACCCTTCCTTAGATCTTTATGACTTTTCGGATTCACGTCCTAATATTTTATAATCTAATAATACTAAACCATTAGATTGTACATTAATATCAGGATTTAACTTAATAGTTTTTTTATTATGTCCTGTCTTAATAAGTAGGCCTTTTTTTTCTGCTTTAGTTATTGCATTTCTAGCTGATTGTGCACTTTTAAATATATCTTCATTAACAGTCTTGTTACAAAACTTAGTTAATTCAATACTTTTTTCTTTTGCTAGTTCAGTTAAAAACTTTAAATCAGAATTACTTATTAATGTATCATTAAAGAAACAGTATGTAACTATTTGATACTTTATTGAAACATTAATATCTACTTGATGTTTAAGATCTACTTTATTTACAATTGCCATTTTATAAACTCATTATCATATCAACAAAATCAGGATGAGGATAACAATCCATTTTTCCTTTTCTTACATTGGTATGTGTTAATAATCCTTTGACTTTTCCATAATAAGCATCCTCTTGAAAGTCAAAGCCTTTTGTTGCTCCAAATTTTTTGATGTATTGTTTTAATCCTAACCTAACATCTATTTCATCTCTCTCAGCAACATATTTTATCCACTTTTCAGTTTCTTTAATTTGAGCTTCAGAATAGTTATGCCAATGTAACTTACCTTTAAAGTGTTCAGGTAATTCACAAACTTGCTCCTTGATACATTTTGAGCCAACATATGTAGTCATGTCTTTGCTATTTAAATATCCCATGTTGCAAATCTCTAGTCCTACAGAATGACGGTTCATATAACCTGATCCTGTTTTTCCTAAATGATATGCTTGACAACCTTCTGGAAATGCTTGTACCATTACACCATCAAATTCATCATCTCCATTTCTATGATTAATGCCACCTAAAACAAATTCAGTTGCTATACGCCCTCTACTATCTCTTCCCCAATGATCAATACACCTATATGGGTTTGGATTTCCTGCTGTATGATGCAAAAATATATAACTGTTTTGTATTGGTCCCTTTACATATTCATCTTTAGGTAAATAATGTTTGTGAATTATTTGATTAAATCTTGTAGTAAAGTATTGTGATGACGCATCAGTATCTTCAGTTATTGAATCATCAATACTATATTCCATGTTAAGTACTAAAACCCACATGTTTGAATCAACTACACCAGTAACCATTATGTCTTTGTCTAATTGAAATCTCTCAACAGCTTTTTCTGTTATAGGACCAAACACACCATCAACTGACAGTCCTAATTTTGTTTGTAGAGTTTTTACGTCAGAACCTCTATCTCCTTTCTTAAGCTGTTTCATTTGTCATTGCTTTAGCCATTGCATCTTGAAATGCCTTTCCTTCTGGAGATTCAGGATCAGGAGCTCCCTCACCTTTCTGTGCAGCATATTGCTGTGCCATATACATTTGTGCTTGCATACGCTCTGCTCTAGCTTTTTCAATTGCAGCTAAAAGAGTTTCATAATCTGCTTGTACTTCTAAATGTGGAATGTTGTCTTTGTAGAATGCAGTAATTTCTTCTCTACGTTCTGCCATTTCTTTTTTAGACATTTTTGGATCTTTGTCTTGAAGATTTTCATTGGTTTTAAAATCTGTCATCTTATGTTTTTTAAAGTTAATAAAAACAAAGGTAACAAAAATAGTTTAAATAAAAAAAGTTTAGATACTTATTTTAGAAACCGTATTACGTCTTAATACGTCAAATAACATTTTGGCTTCCGAGTATTGCCATATTTTAATTGTGTTTGACGGATCTTGAATATACCATCCCCCATCTTCTTCAGCTTCATCATCACCTCCCGTATGAAATAGCATATCTCCAAACTCAATACTAAAGTAATAATATCCCTCTGGCCAATCATCATCTTCATGATGACCCATTTTAGTAAATCCTAATTCTCTTAATTGTGCTGCTGTCATAATCTACCATTTAACTTTATCTGCCCAGTATGCTGCAGACATCTTTCCTTTTTTTATATTCTTTCCGTGTCTAGCTTTAAAAGACTTACGCTTTGCTTTCATTTTAGCTGACTCACCTGCTTTTGGTTTACCTGCTGTACTAGCGCCTTGTTCTCCAAAACGAATAGTCTTAACCTTCTCTCCTACCTTAGCTACAACTACATGTGACTTCTTAGGGTGACTTGGAGTACGCTTAGGTTTATTAAACCCTGCCACACCTGCTCTTGCTAATCTGCTATCTTTTGCCATTACCTTTTTTTACAGTTGTTTACCATCTTAGTTCTACCACTAGCTGTTTTCTTACCGCTTGGAGATTTCTTCTTACCTACTGCTTTGTATCCTTTCCAGCAGGACATTTTCTTTTTGGTTGCCATAATTCTTATGCTTCAAATGTTTCAGGGTATGATTTATTCATTACATCCCTCAGCTGTGCACACTTCTCATAGTCTTCCTCTTCTACGAAATGTGCTATCATATTTTCTAACTCTTCTAACTTTGGTCCCGTGTCTGGATCATAAGCCATTACTAATTCTCTTCCCTCACTAAATTGACTTGCCATTAATTCATCAAATGTGATTTCACCAGTAAGCAACATCCAGGCATTGTTGTATGCAGTCTCAAGTATAATTGCATCCATTTGCATTTGTTGTACTTCATTTAAACCACCTCCATTATCCTCATTGTTATCATTCCAGTTTGCCATAGTATTTTATTTAGTATGTAATCCTTCTATAAGAACAATATACTAAATTTCTAAATCCTATAAAAATTTTTAAGTAAGAACATGTCCCCGCCTACTGTTAAATTGTCCTCATGCCCCTCCCAAAAGTTGTGTGTTTTGCATGCTCAAGAGGTATTACTGATCTGCTCCCCAACTAAATTACGTAGCGGTGGTACCCCCTATCAATATGGTGTACTACTAATACAATACTGTAGAAATACAAATACGTGTACTTAAAAATTAAAAATGTACACATCTGTATCTCTGCACACGGAGTAGTGTAGTGCTACTGTGTCACAGTAAATATCTACTGAATATCTGTACATCATTGATTTGAATGTATACATCAGTAGATATGTATCTCAGCACACACTAACTATATAAGGCATTTTCCAATGCCTTCTGCTCCCCAATTAAATAATGCATACGTAATTATGCAACTATAAATCTTTCAGAGAATGTATTACGGCATTCTTAATCAAAACTATTATATCAATATCATGGTAAAATTAAATCAAGTAACAATTAGACTGTCTAAGACAGGAGAAACAGTAAGAACTTCTAAGAACCCTTTATACGGCTACATTGTAGCAGAACAAAAAGGAATTTCTGTAGTAAATGGCTGGGCTAAAGACCTAACATTAAGTACTATCATTCAAGGAGAAATGCCTACCATTAAAGCAATGGAAGCATCTTTCCCAATGACTGGTAAGATTGTGGTAAAAGAATCACTTGAACCGTTTAATACTAATAACCCTGCTGTGGATATTAAGTATGCTGGTGATACAGGTGTAGCTTGCTCTATAAAGGGCTTGCCAATCTATAGAACTACATTCTTTACGGCTGATGTCAATGCTGTAAGTGAATTACTTAAGCATGATAATGGTGCTCAGATACGTGAAGCTAACTCTAAGGGTCAAGCTGTAGAGAGTTTACAAGCTCTTAAAGCTGAACCTGTAGAAGCTGAAGCGTCTCCATTCTAGACGTAACTGTAACATTAGGCTGTAGGCGTGCATTTCCATGCACGTCTGCTCCCTAACTACAGTAAGTTACTCAGAAAAAACTAACATTGCTTAGCAATTCTTATTAATGTTAGACTATAGTTATAAAACAGTTTAAATAACTTATTTATTGTGGGTAAATTATTTTATTTGTGCGTGTCACACTAAAGATGACCTCTTATAACCACATAAAAGCACCTTTGAACACACCTGTAACTATCACTAGTACTAATAATATAAATATAGCTAACGTTACTACAAGAGTAACAATTACGCACAACAATACTACAAGGGTAGTCTTTGTCTCTTCCTCTATAGGATAATAGACATAGTACCCGCAATATTGCAATTAATCACTAATACTAAACTATCATGAAAATATTTGCTTTTAGCCGTAAAGGCTTCTTATATATAGACAATGGTGTTAACCTTGTCTCACAACAAACAACATCAGATGAATCTAATATGATGAATAAGTACTGTTCATTGATTGAATACAAAAACTTTGATGAAGCTAATGATGCATATAAGTTAGAAAAATTACAATATCAAGGAAGAATGCAAAGAGAGAATAACTCTGATCATTTAGTTCCTTGGTAATAAACTGACGCCAGTCTTGGAGTATGTAGACATTAAACTCTCTCTTTGGACACTTCTTGTATCAGATACAATTAGTGGTATGACTGAATGCATCAGAACATTTCATCAATGACAATTACTAACAAGCTGTAGCATTAGTTACAGCTTAGTTAGTTTATAACTAAAATTAATTACTAAACCCTTAATACTAAATCATTATGCAAAATCACCTATTTAACATGCATCACAGAGTAAAACTACAACTTGATGCTATCTGCCAACAGGCAGGAGATATGACTGTAGAAGAGTTTATGGAGGTATATAAATATTACAGCCAAAAACAACAAATACTGATGACCAACATTGATCGTAGCTTCCAAGAAGAGATGATAAATGATATGGATATGGGAGAACCATTATATAGACTTTAATTTAATTACTAAATCGTTATGAGAAATACTAAAACAATGCTACTGAGTATATGTGTGTTTATTACCACAGTACTCTTATTCAACACAATTACATGGTATCTAGAAGATACTTGGACATTTAAAGAATGCTTTAAGCATGGTGCCACTTTAGGTATGTCAGTTATATTTGGATGGTTACCTGCAACTATAGTAGGAAGAGATTACTATACTCGTATTTAAGATAAAACCCGTGAGGCTAGCGGGAGTGTGGGATGTCACTATGTACATCTAGAGGAGTGGCTAGTCAGCTTATCCTTGTATACGTTAGGCAATAATGCTGTAAGGTTTGACAACCGGAAATTGTATATTTGACTTGTCTGTGGAACATGTAACAGTCAACCGTCAACCGGGTAAACGGTCGTTAAGAGGTAACCAGGCTCTTTATTTTTATTCACCTTAAATACTAAATATTATGTCAAGCAAAATTTCAGAGTTACAAATACTCAAGTCAGCAGCTGGTTATTACATAGGTCGTACAGAGAATGGTATGCCTTATAGTCGTGAGTCAGGTTACTTCATAAACAAAGTTGATGCTCAATGGGCAATGAGCTTAGATAAATATCAGGATGCCCTTGAGGGACATTCATCAAATGGATTAAATAACTATAATGATCCTCACTTAGGAGATATTATATAACAAAACAATTATGAAAAAGAAATTCTGTTACCTTATGCTATTCCTCTTTATAGGAGGACCAATGCTTCAATCTTGTGGGTCATCTCGTGGATGTAAAAATATGAGAAAGTACCGTAAGAAGAGAAGCAAAACTTCATATGCACATCAAGATGCATTAATCATTAATCAATTAAACTATAATCTATCATGAAAAATTTAATCTTATCCTTATTCATTGGGCTATCATTTACTTCTTGTCAAAAAGAAGAACTTGAACAACTTAAACCACCTGGTAATACATCATATGAAATATATGCTGTTAAAGGCATAAATACAAATGGATTACTGCAATGGACATACTTTATGTATGAGTCTACTGACAGTAACGGTGTAAATGCAACTGATAAACTTATTGCTAGTTATAATGCTTGGCAACTTGTTTGTATAGAATGTGACAATGAGGATGAGTTTACTATTTACTGTATGGATACAAGTTTAGTAAGTAATCCTGACGCAGTTGTAATAAGCACGTTACTTTACATAGATAATGCAACAGTACACTTCAATGATGCTAATTCACCTCTTGGTGATGGTAGATTTTATCTCTATCCTCATGATATGAATGACAGCTACAATAATCAAGACACAATAACTTTATATTAATTAAAAAAATAACTAAATCATGAAACAAATTTCAAAGTATCTTATCAAATTACTTTACGTAATTATCATTCCACTATCTGTAACCTATGTATTCATAGAAGTTTTAGCTAGTGATGGAACAATATCAACAGAAAGCGTAGGCGTTATGTTTGCTTTTTGGATTATATCATTCTTTAATGCAGTTTTCTGGCTTATAAACATGAAAACAACTCATCTTTTACCTAAAATGAAATGTCAGTGGAATACTGGCTTCGGTATATACATGAGAAAGATCAACTTCCATTGGGAGTTAGATTTACCATTATTGACAATAATATTCCAAAGAAGAAAATAAAAGTACCATATACGGACCACTAACAACACCAGTAATTATATATTATAATAACACTAGTGTAGTTAGGCTGTGTCCCTAATCAGATCATAGACTATTACTGTTACATTTCATACTTGTTTGCAGTGTAGTCTATGATTATAATATAAAATCAATGGCAAAACAATATAACGTACAAGGAGAGATACTTGAGGGTATCTTAGAAAACCTATTTGATAAGCGTGCTGTAAGACAGCAAAAGAACTTATCTTCAATAAAAGATATATTACATAGAGAGCTTTCAGAGGCTGCTTTAGAATCTGTAGTTCATCTTATGTTAACTGATAAAACCTTTATACCCACTAAGATTGGTGATTATGTAAAAATGATACCACCAAAGTATCATGAGGGTAGTGAATTTGAAATAGATATTCTAGAAGACATGGGTCTTTTAGGTAAAGGAGATAAGTATAGTGAATATTATGTATATGCACGTGTTATAGATGACACATCTTGGGGCAGTGATCCATATAATCCGTTTCATAGTCACATAAAAGTTAACTTGATGTATCATGATGAGCACAAAGCGTGTAAACATGTTGAAGCTCAAGTAAGTCCTTTGCATGCTACATATATAAACAGAAGATTTATACCTTTCCTTAAAGAAGAATATCAAACTGAATTAAAATTAGAAGAAAATGGCTAAGATATCAATGGAGTTATTACACACAGAACAAAAATCGTGGGGTGAGATGGATGAATCTCTTAAAAAAGCTGGAGGGAAGAATATTCCTTTTGGTAAGTATATGCAAGACAAATATGCTTTTAGAGAGAAAGATCTAGAGAATGAGCCTGATACCAATAGGGCCATGCTGATCATACTTAAAAATCACGTTGAAGAAATTAGATAGATTTGGTATAGTTAAGCATATTGTCTGTACTGATCCTGAATTGTCAATACAAGCTAAGGGTCTATACAGTATATTATGCTGTTATGCTAATAAGAATAGAATTTGCTGGCCGTCCATAAGTACGCTAGCAGATGACTGTGGCTCAAGTCAAACATCTGTCAAAAGATGGATAAAAGAGCTGAAATTACATAAATACATAAAAAGAGTAGGTCATAAACTAACAATATTATAGTGCGTTAGCTATATTTATGCTTTTTATTTTTGAGTTAAGTCCAAATACATTTTATATTTCTGACACAGGTTAAGTTATATTATTATCTTTGATAAACATTTAATAAGATAATGATAATACAACTTCCTAATGGCCGCATAATAGAATGTTCTCTAGAACAGTACCTTTCTCTCTCTGATGAAGAGTACAATGATCTTAATGGCCTTAGCTCTGCATATACAAAGGAAGTGGGTGATCCATGGTATAATAAGTTTGCAAAACACTCTGGAAAAGCTGAATCAGATGACTCAACAGAAGATGTTGAGGAGTATGAACCAGCACTAGATGAAATTGAAGCTTATGAAAAACTAGAAGACCCGTATTTTCACTCAGATGATAGTTAATCATCAAAAACAATTATTTTATTAATCATTAAATTTTATTAAAAATGCAAAATCAAGTAGAAGTACTAGCTGATGACATGGGTAATGTTGTACGCTTAAGCAAAAACAATCCAGAGTATGGATACATTACATTAGGGTACAAAAGTACCACAATTGGAAAAGGTGGCTGGTTAAAGCCAAGAAATCTATCAACTCTTATATTAGGTAACACTGATGTATTAACAGAGTACGCTAAACAATTAGGTAAAACAATACCAGGTAAAATTGTTGTAGTTGAATCATTTGAACCATTTAATTCATCTGACCCTGATAGAGATTTAAAATATGCTGGTAATACCGGTATCATATGCTGTCAAGACGGACAACCTATTTATAGGAAAACAGAGTATACCCTTGATCAAACAAGAGAGGATGTTCTATTAGATCACAATAATGGTGATGCAATCCGTGCAGCAAATGAAACAGCTTTTAACTTAGTAAAAAAATCTAAAGTTAAAAATGCAACAACTGCAGAAGCGTTTGGTCTCAAACAAGTAGAAGATGAGATAGTAGATGAAGAAGTAGTTGATGAAGTAGAAACAGAAGATGAAGTTCTTGAAGAAGAAGCTGAAACTTTTGACCTATAATTAAATTGTTATAAGGCTGGGGTGTAAAAACCTCAGCCTAAATAACATTTCTCTTACTAAATTTCATAACTAAAATCAAACAAGTATGCTATCTAATGAACAAATTTCAAAACTAAAACTCAATGAAAAACAAGATCTACTAAGTAAGCGTATTGAGCGCTATCAATACTTAGGATTGCTGGATGAATATCAATTACATCCACCATCAATCATTAACTCTTTTGAGTATATTAAACTTAATCCATATCAACATTTTTTATTTAAACGTGTGTTGCATGGCCTTAATGTTTATAAACCTGAAGAAGTTACTAAACTACACTGGGATAAGAAGAGACGCATTTCAAAAGTTTGGAAGCGTGGGCAAAGAGAAATCAATGCATGGAAACAAACTCTTTGTAACAAAAGAATAAATACTTATCTTAGAAGGACGTTTCCAAATAGCCCATTAGCTTTATTTATAGCTGATATTCCGGCTAATGAAACCTTAGATGATTACCAGAACACTATGACATTTAAAGACTTGGGTATATCTTATGAAGATATTATACTTAAATTTATGTCTGTAGGGTTGTTACCTAATAATTATTTTACAATTAAACCAAATGAGAATTAAAAAAGTCTCAAGTAAAATGTCTAAAATAAATACTGCTTATAGCAAATTGCGTAAGCAGTATTTAACAGACAAACCTGTATGTCATGCAAAGATCCATAAGTGTTCTGTGCAGGCTACTGATGTACATCATAAACATGGTCGTGGTATATATCACTTAGATACATCAACATGGTTACCAGTTTGTAGAAACTGTCACATGTGGATAGAAGAACACCCAGAAGAATCTTATGAATTAGGATTTTCAGGCTCTAGAACATAGTAATATGGTCCTATAGCTCAACTGGATAGAGCAACACCCTTCTAAGGTGTAGGTTCTAGGTTCAAATCCTAGTGGGATCACTCCAGGACTCTTAGCTCAGTTGGTTAGAGCAAATCACTCATAATGATTAGGTCATAGGTTCAAGTCCTATAGGGTCCACCTTTAAAAACAATTTTATGAAACAAAATCACAAAGACAGGTTACTTAAGATAGTAGCTTGGACAATTATTTTATCAATAACAATAATATTATGGCAAACAATACTCCTGAGACTATTTCCAATAGAGAGATAGTTCAGTCAGATGCATTAACAATAACAGAACAACATAAAAGATGTGGTTTGGGTATATCCATGGGTGTAGGTAAAACTAGAATAGCAATACAACACCTTCAGAAATACTATGACCCGTTAATCAAAGTACTAGTAGTAGTACCAAAGTTATCAGTTAAACAAGCATGGCTTGATGAACTAGATAAAATGAATCTAACAAATTTGATAGATCATATAGATTTTACAACCTATTTATCACTTAAAAAACAAGAACCTCAAGACTATAGCATATTATATTTAGATGAGTGTCACTCACTTAAGTATTCTCATGAATTATTTTTGCATAGATTTTATGGAAGAATATTAGGATTGACAGGTACACCACCAAAAGGCCTTAATACTGAGAAAGGTATGATGGTAAATAAGTATTGTCCAATTAAATTTACATTTACAACGGATGATGCAACTAACTCTAACATCTTAAATGATTACAAGATTGTTATACATGAGTTGGAGTTGTCTAAGTTACCTTCTTTAAAGAAGAAAAACAAGGCAGGTGGTTTCTGGTATACATCAGAAAAGAAGGATTATGACTATGTTACCAATAGACTAGCAGAAGCTAACACTGAAAAACAAATACAGTTTGGAAGAATTATGCGGATGAGAGCTCTAATGGATTATGCAAGTAAAGAGAGTTATGTTAAAGGTATACTCAGTAATGTCAGTACTAAATGTATTGTATTTGCTAATACCCAAAAACAAGCAGACAGAATATGCAAGCATAGTTATCATTCTAAAAATCCTAAGTCAGAGGAGAACCTTGAGTTATTCTCTGATAACAGGATAGATAAATTATCTTGTGTATTACAATTATCAGAAGGTGTTAGTATACCAAACTTAAAAGCTGGTATTATTATGCATGCATATGGTAATGAAAGAAAAACAGCACAAAGAATTGGAAGATTACTCAGGTTAAATCCAACTGAGACAGCTACATGTCACATACTTATGTACAAAGGTACACAAGATGAGAAATGGGTAGGTGATGCAGTTAAAGGATTTGATCAAACAAAAATTACTTATTATAATCCACTAAAAAAATAACATTATGGGAAGAATGAAAGAGCTCTTTATAGAGCAACAAAATGAAATGGAGGCAGACAACACTTTTTATAAAGGTGTTCATGACTCTATGATACACAGCTATGCTAGAAAAGCAATTGAAGAATATATAGAAGAAGGTGAAACACCTTGTCCAAACTGTAACATGCCATCATTATTACGTAATGAATCAAACGCCAAATGCACTGAGTGTGCTCAAGAGTTTGTTTACGTTGATGGAGGAGCACTAAGATTTTTGTAATGGAAAGAGAATATATTACAAACACAGGTGAAACAGTTGAAGTAGAATATAACTATTATGAAGGGGAACCTGATCAATGGTATGATTCTAATGGTGATCCAGGAACTCCTGGTTATGGACCAACAGCTCAAATAATGCATGTATGGTATATAGCACTAGACAAAAATGGTCTAGAGGTTAGAGTAGACATACAAGATTTACTAGAAGAAGATATAGAAGAAAAAATATTAGAACATCATGAACAATAATGAACAACAAACAAAAACAGTTAACGGAAGAAGATATATATTTGATGAAGGCAGATGGGTAAGTGTCTACGGAGTAGAAGTAGACCCTCATGATCCTGATTATTTATCATTTGTTCCACTAAAAAACAATCAAGATGAAACAGATTAATAAAGAAAGACAGTATAGAAGCAACCAAGGAAGATCACCTGAAAAAATGGAAAAGGTTTACAAAGGTTGTTTTTGGATAATAATAATAGGAATATTAAGTTTAGGAGTTGTAAGTATATATAATATAATATGAAAGATAACTTATATATAAAAGCATCAGTTAAGGATGGTCAATTACATTTTCCTATTAAAGCTATGGGAACCAAGTATAGAAAATTCTTTGAACAACTTGAAGAAGGATCTAATCTGGAGATCTTTATTGGTGTAAGTGGTGCTAAGGGTAGTAACCCACAACTAGCACGTCTTCATGCAATGATTAGAGAAATAGCACAAGAAATTGGTTACACCTTTGAAGAAGCCAAAATTGAAGTGAAAAGAGCTTCAGGATTAAGTTTCGTAATAGACAAGCAAAAATACTGTAAGTCATTTGCAGACTGTGATAAAGATGAATTAAATTTAGCTATACAATCTTGTATAGAAATAGGAGATTTTAATGGTATGCAATTACGCTAGAGTTATTCTTTTTTGAATTTCTTCTAGCTTTACTTGCGCTTCTTCACTGCCTTCCATCATTAGCCTAGTGGCTTCTTTAAGATCCTCATTAGTTGCAGTTGTTTTGGTAGGTTTGTTTAGCTTTTGATCATATGCTGCTACCTTTATTGTTTGTAGCATTGAAAAAAGAGTATAAATTTGTTTTTCCCAATTATCTAGATCTACACCTTCCATTGGATTAGTTCCTTTTTCGTGTTGCTCAGTAATTTTGTCAAACTTTTTAAAAGTTTTACCTATAGTGCTAACTCTATCAGCACTGTGTATCATATCAGTAATAATGTTTTGTAATGAAACAATATATACTGTGGATAATTCAAGGTTTTTGACTACATCTTTATAATCCCACTGATCATAAGTTAAAAGTTTTTCTCCTGCCATAATAATAGATTTAATAAACAAATATACTATAAATTAACAATAAAAATGGAAATAGACATAAATATCTTAAGAGATAATTTAAATAATAAATTAGAAGAAAGCGGCTGGGACCGTATGCTTTCACCATATGTAAATGGTTTAAGCTTTGATCATATAATGAATACACTAATAGAACATGTAGAAAACGGTAAACGTTTTACACCTAAGTTTAAAGATGTATTTAATGGATTTCATGAATGCCCTTATGATAAAATGAAAGTTGTTATAGTAGGACAAGACCCGTATCCTCAGCTAGGTGTAGCTGACGGAATTGCATTTAGTTGTAGTAGGAAAGGCAAAACAGAAAAGTCATTACAATATATCTTTAAAGCTCTTTATGGAGAATATGAAGATTATAATAATGATTTAAGACGTTGGTCTAACCAGGGTGTACTATTAATTAATACAGCATTTACTTGTGAGATAAATAAAATAGGATCTCATTATGCTATATGGAAAAACTTTACAGAATACATTTTTGAAAACATTAATAGACATAACAAAAACACTGTTTTTATATTAATGGGTAAAAAAGCTGAAGCTTGGCAAACTTTACTTCCTAACTGTAAAATACTTAAATGTGCACATCCTGCATCTGCCGCATATAGAGGTGGTGAATGGGACTGTAATGACGTATTTAAGAAAGCCAATCTAGAACTAGAAAAGCAAGGTGAAACTTGCATAGAATGGTAGATTTTATTACCTTTGATAACCTTAAAATATAACTTAAATGACTACTAACCAGGAACTTAACCAGAAGATAGAGATATCTGATTTTAAGAAGACTTTTTATGAAACTTACGGAGTAAAATTGTATATTTACACTCCCCAAGAAAAAAATAAAAAAGTACCGTTAGATATATTTCATGATGCTGCTTTAACTGCATTACATGAAGACCAACCTAGATTTAGTAAAATTAAAACTTTACAAAATAGAACTAGATTCAGAGATTATCTTGTATATGTACAAGTAATGTCTTACTTGGCCCATAAAGAAGGTCATAGTAAAACAAGTATAGGAAAATTTCTTAAACGCAATCATGCAACTATTATCAATTCATGTAAAATGGTTGAGAATGGGTTTTTCAGCAATGATAAAACAGTTATGCATGCTTATGATAACACTTTAAAACAATTAGAAGATTATGTGGGAACTATTCCAAAAGATACTGAAAGCAAACCTGACACCAAACCAGAGCTTGATCCTATTTGGTATGAAGCAAAAAATCTCCTTACCAGAGGTAGTATCAAAGGATAGAGATGCATTGGTAAGAAAAGGCTTTCTAGATTTAAATGAAGGCCAGTATACTATGACACCACAAGCTTTAGCTATATGTGGAACTCTAGACAGTTATTTTATCAAAGCTAAGAAGAAAACTGATATCCAATTAATGGGTAAAGACTTTGTAGAAAAGATAAATGATTATAGAGAAGTATTTCCTGCTAGAAAATTACCAAGCGGTAAACCTGCAAGAAATAATGTCAAAGCTTTAGGAGAAGCATTTAGATGGTTCTTTGAAACATATGATCATACATGGGAAGAAGTGCATAAAGCAACTAGAATGTATGTTAATGAGTACAGGGATGCAGATTATATGTATATGCAAACCAGTCAGTACTTTATATGCAAGCAAGATAAACACAGAGTAAAGCATTCTACATTAGCAGATTACTGTGATATGATAGTAGAAGGAGTAAGTACAGAAGATGAACACTTTAAAGAAACCGTAGTATGAGTAAACCAACACCAGCATGGGTGGGCCAATACACAGCCTTCAATGATGCACTAAAATATATGTACGCTAGGTCAACAGGAGATGAGAAATCAATTTACACTCCCTGGCCTAAGTTTAATGATGCAGCTACTGATGGACTAGAATGGAATACCCTGACTGTTATTGGTGGAAGACCTGGCTCAGGTAAAACTCTGATTAAAGATCAGATTATACGTGAGTCTTTTATGCTTAATCCTAATGATGATTTCAGAGTATTAGAATTTCAATTTGAGATGGTTGGTAGAACATCAGCCATTAGAGAGTTTAGTTCTATAACAGGTAAGACTTATAAAGAATTATGTAGTGCAGGTTCTGTTTTAAGTACAGAAACATTAAACAGCTGTCATCAATATGCAAAAGAAAGAGTAAAGTATCCAGTAGATATTATATCAACACCTTTGACTGTTAATCAGATGCGTGAACAAGTAGATCAGTACATGACAAAACATCAAGGTAAAAAAACTATAATAACATTGGATCACACTATGCTTGTTAAAAGAGCACCTTATCAAAATAATACATTAGATATGTTATTTGAGTTAGGTGAATTTTTTACACAATGTAAACGTGATTATCCTTGTTTGTTTATTGCACTATCTCAACTCAATAGAAATATTGATAATCCAGAGAGAGCTATAGATGGTAAGTACGGTAACTATATACTTGAGTCAGATATATTTGGTTCAGATGCAATGTTACAGCACGCTGATATGTTGATTGGTATTAACCGGCCAGCTAAACAGAAAATTAGGTTCTATGGACCTGATAGATACATTATAGAAAATGATAGGACGTTGGTATTACATTTCTTAAAAGCTAGAAATGGTGATGCAAGAATGAGTTTTTTCAAAGCAGAATTTGAAAAGATGCAGATTGCAGAAATGGCCACTCCTGGACAACAAGAACGCAGATGATAAGCACTAAAAAACTAAATACAGAAATTATGGGACTAACTCCTGAAGAACGTAAACAAAAAGTAAATAAATTAAAAGAAGAGCATGAAGATTATTTCCAAACAAGTGGTAATCTGAATGCACTGTATATACCAAAGATGGCCTATAGGCCTAAAGGTAAAGATGAATTGCATGTATCATTCTTTCCTAGTGAACTAGAGAAAGATAAAGATATCTATACTGAGTTTGTAAGTATTGATTATGATTCTGAAGATCCAAAAAGAACATTATATTTGCACAGATCAAATCCACACTGGAAATCAGAATATGAATTAGTTACATCTAGCTCAGGATTTCAAAGACATCTCATACCTGTAAGTGAATTAAAAGTTATCAATGATATAACTTCTAGAAATGGTTCTGTAATAGAAGAGCCTAAATTTGTAGCAGATATAGGTAAAACATTATTTGATCTACCTAATCCTGATGCAGGTACAAGTACAGATCTAGTTGATAAACTTGAAGATATCAATCAAACATTAATAACATTAACTAAAGTAATCAATAAATTAATCAAGTAAACATGGCAAACAGCGTATTAGTAATTGCTGATTCAGGAACAGGAAAGTCTACCTCAATCAGAACATTAGACCCCAAAGAGACTTTCATTATAAATATAGCAAATAAACCTCTACCTTTTAAGGGTTGGAAGAGTAAGTATACTCAGATAACCAAAGACAATCCTAAAGGTAATCTTACCTCAGCTGCTACAGCACCAGGTATTATTAAGGCAATGCGTCATGTAAATGACAAAATGGGCCACATCAAAACTATTGTAGTTGATGACTGGCAATATATGAGTTCTTTTGAATACTTTGATAGAGCTAATGAAAAAGGATATGAAAAGTTTACTCAGATTGCAGCTAACCTAGCACAGGTTGCTAAGTTGCCTAAAGATCTAAGAGAAGACTTGACTATTATTTTCTTAACTCACTCAGAAGATTCAACTGATATAAATGGAAATAGAAAAATTAAAGCTAAAACTGTTGGTAAAATGATTGACAACACTTTAACTTTGGAAGGCCTATTCTCTATTGTTTTATTTGGAAAAGTAAATAAAAATGATGATGGTGAACTTATCTATGGTTTTGAGACCCAAAACAACGGAGAGAACACATGTAAATCACCAATGGGTATGTTTGATGATAAGTTTATTGCCAATGACCTACAATTTGTAACCAGTTGTATTGAAGAATACAACAAATAAATTAATAATTAAAATCAAAAATTATGTTAAGTACTAAAGACATGTCTGCCGGATCAGGTGGAACAAAACCAGTTATTGGAACAGGAAATCAAAAAGTATTGATCAACTCAATTACATTTGATCAAACACCATATGATATGGATGCATACAATATTACATTGCATGTAGAAAGTGAGCCTATTGTAGGTGAATTTAATGGATTCTTAAAGGATGTTAATGAGCCAAATGGACCACGTTATGCGGGTCAGGTAGGTAGAGTTAGATTCTCACCGTATCCATTTAAAGATGCTACATTAGCAAATGGTAATGAAATTAGCCGTGATACTGAAGTATTAAAAGCTATGGTTTTCTTATCTGAAGTTGTAGGTAAAAGAGATGAACTTGATGCTATTGAAGCAAATACTATTGAAGACTTTATGATTAAAGCTGCAAAGATTTGTTCTCAAACAGGTTATGTAAATGCATGCTTGGGTGCACGTGAATGGGAAAACAAAGAAGGTTATGTAAATAATGATTTGTTCTTACCTAAAAGAAATAGAATGGGTGTACCTCTAGAAGAAGTAGATGCTGAAAATTCTAATCTTATCACATTTGACAAGAATGATACTAATCATTTCCGTGCTATGGTAAAGAAAGAATCTGCACCTGCTAATAACTTTGAGCCAGCTCCTACTGCAGGATCTGACTTTGAACTTTAATATCTCCAATTAGAAAGAGTGGGCTCAGTATATTGCTGGGCCCATTTCTTTTTAATATCTTTGATTTTATGTTTAACACTAAAAACATTGTAGGAGAAGGACAAGATGTACCAAGCACTTGGGTATTTCAATATTACTTAGATCTTCCTGAACAGCTTACTGGTCAAGATATTAAGATTAAATCTATATTTAATCCTAATGAAAGAACACCTAGCTTTTGCATATATGTAGATAAATCTATTATGCAGTATAAGTTCAAAGACTTTTCAACAGGAAAAAGTGGTAATAAAGTAGATCTAATTAAACTTGTATTTAATCTTGAATACCACGGAGCCATGACAAGGATGGTAAGTGACTATAATAAATATGTTAGGTCATCAGAATATGTACAACCAAAGTTTAAAGCACAGTCTAAGTGGAAAATTGATTTCATAAAAGAAAGAGGTTGGACCACAGAAGATAGAAAGTTTTGGTTATCATTTAGAATTGGTAAAACAATGCTGGATGAGTATAACGTTAAGCCTATTGATTATTATAATTTAATTAAAGAAGGGTCAGAAGAATTAAACAAACTTACTATTGGTAGTAAGTGGTGTTATGGATACTTTGATAAAAATGATGAAGTTTATAAGATGTACCAACCTTTTAGTAAGAAGTACAAATTTTATAAAGCCAAGTCATATTTGCAAGGTAAAGATCAACTTAAATTTGATCAGCCTTATTTAGTTATTTGTTCCTCACTTAAGGATGCTATGTGCTTGAAGAGCATGGGTTATAACATAGAAGTTATTAGTCCTGACTCAGAGAACACTATGATTAAACCTCATATAATAGAGCACCTAAAGAAGAAGTACAAAAAAATAATAACTCTTTTTGATAATGATGAAGCAGGTAAACATGCTGTAGATATGTATGCAAAAACATATAATATTTATGGATTTGTACCAACTATATGCAAAGACGTATCAGATGCCATGAAATCACATGGTTTTGATAAAGTACATCAAATGCTAAAACCTTTATTAAAAGAAACCTTAAATAAAGAAAATGAATGAAAACTTAATTAAACAATGGTGGATACCCGGAAATGTTCCTTCTAGTAAGAATGGTAGACGTTGGACAGGTAAATACTTTATAGCAAGCAAAGCTGTAATGACTTACAGAAAAGCAACAAAAGATATTTATGCTGAATATACTAAAGAGTTTAAAAAAGAATTAGAAAACCATGAACTCCCAGTAAAAATATCCTTTGAATTTGTTAGAGGCAGCCGCCATAAATTTGACTACTTAAATCCTGCACAAACAGTTCAGGATGATATGGTTAAATATGGTTGGATTGAAGATGACAATGCTGAATTTATAATTCCTGCATTTGAGCAGTACACATATGATAAAGAAAACCCAGGTGTATGGATCAGGTTAGTCACAAAGTAATTACATTAGAAGAATTCTTTAAGTTAAAAGAAATGTTTCAAGGCCTTCCTGATGACCAGGAACTAGCATGGGAAATTTATAAAAATAACTATAAAGATGACACTGCAGATTTATTGATGCATAAAGCATTAGTATTTAAGCATAGAAAGAAGTTTGCTGATGCGGTTCAATTTATTGATAAACCAATTGTTGGTAAACAAGCTTTATACTACTATATAGACATCTTTAAAATGGATTCTATTTATAAACAAATATTAGATCAAATTATGAAAACATGATAAATATACAAGACCAGGTTGCTAGATCAACCAAAAGTTTAATATTTACAGAGCCCTTTTACGGGCTCTTTTTAATTGGTATCAATAAAGAATACAGTGAACGTATTCCTACTGCAGGAGTAAGTAAAAAAGGTATTGGTATGCAATTGACAATAAACCCACAGTTCTTTAATGAACTAAGTGAAGATCACAGATTTGGATTAATAAAACATGAGCTATTGCATATTGCATTTGGCCATTTATTATTAAGAGATCTATATTCTGATCACAAGCTATTTAATATAGCAGCTGATTTAGAGATCAACCAGTACATACTGGAAAGTAAACTACCTACAGGTGGTTTATTATTATCAAGTTTTCCTGAACTAAATCTTCCAAGTAGAGCAGGTACTAAAAAGTACTATGAGCTTTTAGAACAAGCACAAGAAGATGGGTCTTGCCCATCATTAGATAGTTTGATGGACAATATGGATGGTAATAGCCCACATTGTCATAGTACATGGGAAGAGTTTGATGAGTTACCTGAAGCTGATAAAAAACTATTGCAAAAGCAAATTGAGCATCAATTAAAAGAATCAGCTGAACAAACAGAAAAGAAACAAGGTACCATACCTGGTGAGCTTTCTGATTTGATTCATAGATTAATGCATATTGAACCAGCTAAATTTGATTGGAAAGGTTATTTAAGAAGATTTGTAGGTAACTCTAGTATAGTGTATACTAAAAAGCTGAGACGTAAATACAATAAGCGTTATGCAGCTAATCCAGGACTTAAGATTAAATTCAAGAATCACATACTAGTTGGTGTTGACACAAGTGGATCTGTAAATAATGAAGAGCTAAAAGAATTTTTTAGTGAGCTTACACATATGCATAAGACAGGTCATAAAATTACAGTAGCGCAATGTGATACACAACTTGTAAGCGTACAAGAATTTAAACCTAGAAAAGATTGGGAAATACACGGTCGTGGTGGAACTAGTTTTCAACCAGTAATTGACCATTTTAATGAAAAGAAAGGAGTTTATACAGCTCTAGTATATCTAACAGATGGTGAAGCATATTCTCCAGAAAACTGTCCTAAGAATACCTTATGGGTATTAAGCAGTATTTCTGATATGAATAATGAGTTACCAGGACAAGTAATAAAATTAAATTAATAGAAAATGGCACAAGTAAATTTAAATGTAACAGAGTTAAAAGGATTTGTAAATCACATAATAACAAACAATAGATTTCTACAAGAGGGTGGTAAAAGTCCTGTATCAGTAGAAGTTGTAGGTGAATCAGGTATTGGTAAGACTTCTACCATAGTAGAGCTTGCACAAGACAATAACCTAAAGTTTGTCAAGCTTAACTTAGCTCAGATAGAAGAGTTAGGTGACTTAGTTGGTTTCCCAGTACGTCAATTTCAGATGTATAAGGAAAAAATTATACCGGCAAAGAAATTAGATGATATCAGTTATACTGCTGCTCAAAGAGCGGCTGCATCTTCTGATTTAGCTAAAATGGCACCAGTAACAAAGAAAGTTGGTCAATGGGTTGATGAACTTGCAGTACAAGAATATCTTAAGCAAGGATTTAAGATGACCGGTAAGAACAGAATGTCTTATTGTGCACCTGAATGGATTGCTGATGCTAAAGAAGGTGGTATCTTATTATTAGATGACTGGAATAGAGCTGACACAAGATTTATTCAAGCTGTGATGGAATTGATTGATAGACAAACATATATTTCATGGACCTTACCAAAGGATTGGCATATAATTTTAACAGCAAATCCAGATAACGGTGACTATATGGTTAACAGTGTTGATAGTGCACAGAAGACTAGATATGTAACTGCTAATCTTAAGTTTGATGTTAACGTATGGGCCCAGTGGGCAGAGGGTGCAGGAATTGATAGTAGATGTATTAACTTCCTCTTACTTCACCCAGAATTAGTAACACAAGAAACTAATGCAAGATCAATTACAACATTCTTTAACTCTATCTCTAGTTTTGAGAAGTTTGAAGATAACTTATCACTAATCCAAATGATTGGTGAAGGTTCTGTTGGAGATGATTTTGCGTCTATGTTTACTACATTTATTAATAACAAACTAGATAAGCTAGTAACACCAAAAGATTTGCTGACTCATGATAATGAATCATACATCTTAGGTGAGCTTAGAAGTTGTATTGGTAAAGATGATACTTACCGTGCTGATATTGCTGCAACATTAGCAACAAGACTTGGTAACTATGCTGTTGTATTTTCTAAAGATAATGCAGTTAGTCAGAAAGTTACAGATAGACTTAAGGCTTTATGTACTCTAGATTATTTTACTAATGATCTTAAGTACTTGGTTGTACGTACAATATTTAATGGTAACAAAAAGAAGTTTAACAAATTGATGATGATCCCTGAGATTGTCCAAATGACAATGAAATAAAATGGCAAATAAATCAGTATATCAAGATTTTGATACTGATGCTTTAACTTACTTTGGGCTAGAACAGGACACTATTTATGGTGTCCTTTCTGGTTCAGGGGAGGTTAATAAAGTATTATGTACTCAAGATCAAACAACTTATGAGAAAATAAATACTATACTAACGGTACCCACAGAGGATGACCAAACTTTTAGAACCAAAAAGAAAGCTTTTATATTACCTAAGTGTAATGTGTCTCAAGATAGATTAAAAGCTGCTCTTAAAGAGCATGGTATAACTGTAACAAATGACTATGAACTTGCAGATTTAATTATAGGACATGAAGATATATCAACTCACCGTTTAGAAAACGCTGAGAATATTCCTTCTACTGTAATGATGAACAAGATATGGAATTATGAAACTACAAAGGGTAGATCTTCTGCAACATATTCTGGAGAAATAGCAATATACAACTCTGGCCTAGAAGTTATATTAACTCCTAAGCTTACAGAAAGTGTAAGGTATTATGATTTAGATATTGAAAATAGTCTTTATGATGAGTGGATGTTAACTGGTATGGCTGTTAATTTAGCTCATATAATTGATACCACAGATGTAAGTGTTATTGATCCTGAGACAGTACTTCATGCTTCTGCATCCAAGATGATTCTTGATGAACAACTTCTTAGTGATCTTAAAGTACAGCTTGCTACATACGCTGATGACAAAGCTTTAGCTCTTAAAATTGTACCTACAATAGACTATACAAAGAATTATCATCTATTATGGCAATTTGCTCAAGACTGTAGTAATATTACATATGCAGATAATAGAGATAAAGATCTTAAGTATTGGCTTGACACGTCTGGTTTTTTAAAATTTGAAAGAAAGAGTGCACAGGATATGATACTATGGTTAGAGAGTGAAGATAAACTTGATACAGTATCATTTAGATATCTTGAGCCTATAGTAAGAAGAGAGATAAGCATTCACAACAGAGATCTTTATACATTTAAAGTAGCTGTTAAAAAAGAATATCAAAAATATTTAAAGAAATGAAAAAAAGAGTAAAATTAGAAATCAATTGTAAAACTGCTAATATAGACAGTAATGGAAGACTAACAGGAGATGCATTTAAATGGAACTTCATGGATGGCATGCATATCTATAGTAGTAATTCATGGGAAGTTAGGGCAGAAGATATGCATAAGCTTGGCGTACCAGGCCTTGTAAATTCTGTTAACTTACAAGATAAAAAAATCTATAGGTATCCAAGATTGGATTTACCTAGACAAAAGGTAGATCTTTTGAAAGAAAAATTTAACTGTAAAGTTATTAGAGATGTAAATAAAGCTGACATAGGTATTGTCTCTATGAAGTTTTTTGATAAGCTAGTTAATAGGGAATGGGGAAAATCTATTTCATATGTAGAGATGTATGGTATTTTGGCAGAACTTAAAAATTCAGACTTATTATCTGATTTTGCATTAGCTGAGTTAAGAGATTTCATGTCTCAAACAGATACTACATATAGAGTTAATTTTCAATATCATAAAGACTGGGGTAACAATGATGCTGCTACACAAAAAATGTATGAGTTTATAGAACAAATAGCCCAAGCTAATAAAAAAGAAGACAATGGCCATGATTGGATATTACCAAAAGAGAACTATGCTGCATATGATAGTATAGTAAACTCTAACGTTGATCTTATTGCAGATACGGATATATGTTCTATAATAGATGAAGATCTTGCTGTAATTAGTAATGATAAATACAATGATACAGAAAAGATGGTTCAAAGTAGTGATATAGACAACAGGTCTCTTGCTTTAGAAATGCTTGCTAATTGTAATATTGAAAAGTCTTTTGATGTTGTATCAGGTATTTACTATTGGCATTATGATTGGCTAAAAGCTACTACAAACTGGAACACAGTCAATGTAAAAGCTTTTAGAAAAAGAATGAAGTCATATGAAGGAGGTCACAATGTTCAAAACATTTTCTCTTTCAATAATTATCTAAATGCTTTGGCTAAAGACAGAAAATTAACTAAATTTGCTGTGGATAGTACCAGAGAAAAGCTTCATACAACATTTTTAGGTAATACTGTTGGCCCAAATGCAGATGTATTTAAGGTAGACTTAGCATCTTTATATATTAATGAAGAATTAACTAATAAAATTATTTCAGATGACTAGAAACATGGAAAGGGAAGAGCAGTTTTATGCAAATAAAAATTTTGCATTTAGCTATTCTTCTCTTAACAAATTATTATTTTCACCATCCTTATTTTATAAGGACTATATTTTACAAGATCGTGAGATCAGAACTGACAAGCATTTAGTAGAAGGTAAACTTGTGCATTGTTTAGTATTTGAACCTGAAAACTTAAATGAAAAGTTTAACGTAGTACCCGGTAAAGCACCATCAGACAGTGTTAGAAAGATACTAAAAAACATGTCACTATATACAGATGCTGTGAAGCTTGCTGATGTAGATGACAAAGTAATACTTGATTCTTTAATAGAGTTTAATTTATATCAATCTCTAAAAGCAGATGAGGCTAGAATAGCTAAAGTTAGAACATTAGATAATGAACCATACTGGGAATTTTTATCTAACAGTTCTGTAGATGTTATTAACCAAGATACTTTATTAGATTGTACAGCTAAGGCTGAGGTAATTAAATCAAATGAAGAAGTTATGTCTCTATTTAAAAATCAATCAACTGATTTTGATCTAGATCCAATATCTACGCATGCAGAACAGTATCTTAAATCTGATTTGGATACGTTTGCTTTTGGTCTACATGGTTATGTTGATTATTATACAATTGACACTGAGACAAAGACAGTTACAATATGTGACCTCAAAACATCAGGTAAAACTGTAGATAATTTTTCTGAAAGCGTTGACTTTTATAACTATTGGTTGCAAGCAGCTATATACTCTAAAATGGTATATGACTCACTTGGGGATGATAGAGATGATTACACAATAACGTTTAAGTTTATAGTCATTGATAAGTATAATCAAGTATATGTTTATGATGTATCAGAAAAGTCAATGGTCAATTGGGCTGAAGGCTTAGGTGGCGTTCTAAAGATTGCAGATTATCATTACAGTGAAAGAAACTATTCATTACCTTATGATTTGTTAATAGAAAAAGTTAAATTATAGTATGGGTGTATATTTAGAATATTTTCAAAAGAGCAAAGTATTTCTTTATCCTTTACTACAAATAAGGAAAGGCATAACCCACGTACCTATACAAACGTATATTGCGTGGGACAATGTCTATTCCATAGATGATTATAAATTTTTCTGTAAATATAAAACTAAAAAGACTCCGGTCTTTATGCAGTTTGCATCACAGAACTTACATAATAATCCATTATTTGAAAAGACAATTGAGTTAAATGAAAATACACAGTTGTATGTATATGATTTTTCTAAATTTAAATCTGATATAAAGAGATTTGTTGAAGGCAAATACTCTCAATATAGTTTAGATAGTAAAATTAGTATAGTAGATTTCTTTGGAAGTCAAGAAAAAATAGGAGACTATGTGCAAGGATTTTTGACACCTGATGGTGTACATGAAGAATATGCAAAGTCCCTAGGTGTAAGTATAGAATCTATAGAAGATGTATATGAAGTATGTACACCACCTGACCTTGAAAAAGAAACATTGGTTGATAATAATCATGTTATTGATCAATTATTAAAAAATAGTTCCATATCTTTGACAAATAAATAAATTAATTATGGCAAACCAAATAGGAAAAAATATGATGTTAGTAAATTCTACTTTTAGAAATACTAAATCATTTACATTAATTCCAGTGAGCTTAGACTCACCTTACACAGAAGCCATGTTTGACCCTGCGTCAGGCATATTAGCAGTCATCAGTAAAGTGATGAAACAATCTTATCATATGGTCCCTAAATTGGATGATGATGGTCAACCACAAAGGTTGAAAAATCCAAATCCACAGACAGGTAAGACACACAAAGAAGAAAGAAGATTAGTAGATACATTTTCTGAGTTTTATCTTACTGATAAAGCTGACATAGAAACCTTTATACACATGTTTGCTATAAATGCTGACACTTTTAGTGTTGAAGAGTTCTTTGTTGATCTAGAGAAGACTGAACCATCTAAAATTATTATTCCAGCTTAGTAGGCTTCCCATACTATCCACCTATTAAACTGGTACAAAGAAACCTCATTGATTTGGGGTTTTTTTGGCACTAATATTTAAAAAGTACAAACATGAAACATTGGGTAATGGACTATGAGACTTTATCTAACTGTTTTACCGGGGTATTTGAACATTATAAGACTACTGAAAGGAAAATCTTTGTTGTTCATGACCTGCGTAATGATTTAGATAGTTTCATAAGTTTCCTTGAAGAAAATATTAATAACAAAGAGTGGCATATATCCTACAATGGATTAGCTTTTGATGGCCAGGTCACTCATTATATAATAGATAATTACAAAGACTGGACTAACCTTAGTGGTTGTGAAGTTGCTAAAATTATTTATAAGTATGCCCAACGTTGTATTTTGAAATCTAACGCAAAAGAATTCAGTGATTATCCACAATGGAAGATGCAAATAGGTCAGATAGACGTATTTAAATTACACCATTGGGATAATCCAGCTAAACGTTCAAGCCTTAAGTGGATACAATACAGCATGGATTGGGAAAACATTCTAGATATGCCTATTCATCATGAGACAGAAATAAAAACTCAAGAAGAAATAGATATTATTCTTGAATATTGTATTAATGATGTTAGATCTACAAAAGAAATCTATAATAGATCCAAGTCTCAAGTTGGCCTAAGAAAAGAACTAACTGCAACTTATGACATTAACATGTTTAGTGCATCAGAACCAAGAATCAGTAAAGAAATATTTGGTTATTACTTATCTAGAAGCTTAAATATACCAATGAGAAATCTTAAACAAATGAGAACTCATAGGGATACTATAAAGGTTAAAGATATAATATTACCATATGTTTCATTTACATCTCCTGAGTTTAAACTTCTACATGAAAGGTTTAAATCACTTGAGATAGATGCATCTAAGTTGAAGGGTAGTTTTAAATATCACATTGATTATAAAAATGTCAAGACTCATTTTGGATTAGGTGGTGCACACGGTGCAGCAGCTAAAGGTGTTTATGAAAGCTCAGATGATATGATTATTATGTCATCAGATGTTACCAGTTTTTATCCTAATCTTGCTATTAAAAATCAATGGTCTCCGGGTCATTTTCCAAAAGAAGCATTTTGTGATCAGTATGAATGGTTCTTTGAAGAGCGTAAGAAGATCCCTAAGAGCAATCCAATGAATTATGTATATAAGATTATACTTAATTCTACTTTTGGTCTTAGCAATGATGTAAATAGTTTTTTCTATGATCCTGAATTATGTATGAGAATTACAATTAATGGTCAGTTAACACTGATGATGTTGTATGAACAAATAATGGAGCGTATACCAGGTGCAGTTGCTTTATTGCAAAACACAGATGGTGTGGAAACTATTATACCTAAAGAGCACTATGATTTATATATGGAAATATGTGAAGAGTGGGAGCGTACTACAAGTTTAAACTTAGAACATGATCAATACCAAAAATTGGTACTTTCAGATGTAAATAATTATATTGGTGTAAATAACTATATAAATGTTGACATTACTAAGTGGAGAGAAGTTAAACAGAGTCAGCCTCATTACTTATTTAAAGTAAAGAATGATAAATTTAGTTTTGCTCCTGTTAAACTTAAGGGACGTTTTGATTTTCAAGATCTGCAGTTGCATAAGAATAAATCTAAGCTAGTGATCCCAAAGGCCATATATCAGTACTTTGTTAATGATGTATTACCAGAAGATTATTTAGAAGAGAATAAAAATATTCTTGACTATTGTATAGGTGGTAAATCAAAAGGCCAATGGCAACAGATAGCCCGTAGTGTAGAAAATGGTGCCTTTAAAGAAGAGAAGCTCCAGAAAATCAATAGGTATTTTATATCTAAACAAGGTGTTAAAATTGTAAAGG